TCCTTGAGTCGGGAGGCGAGTACAACCCTTCGGATTCTAACGGCACGAGTTTGAGTGATTACGCGGAGGAGTTTGCGCCTGTTCGTACTTCGTCTCGGCCTGACACGGTTGGCGGTATTGAGGCTGCCTTGAAGACGTTAGCGGAGTCGGACGGTGGATCGGAGGCTGATGACTATCAGTCTGCGATGGCTGGTTTGTCCATGTTGACCAAGGCTTTTAGTCCCCGGAAGGTTAGTCCTTTGAAGGCGAGTGCGTCTGTGAGCCGCGGCAGTGGCGGGAATGCTTTGGATCGGTTTCAGGGTTTAGCGAGTTTGAGGGGCGGATGATTCGTGATGCGTTAAATCTTTGGTGCACGTCTGAGTCTTATAGGGACTTCCCGTCCTCTACGATTTCTTGGCGGTTATTGCCTGCAATTGACAATGATCAGATACGGTTGTTTTACAGGGATGGGGTGTGCGTTGGATTGATCACCTGGGCGTTTATGACTCGTGAGGAGTTTGCCAGCAAGGATTATTGCGGCCCGGAGATTTTTGCCCGTGACGAGGGCGATGTAATGGTTTTTGTAGATATGATTGCCACGCATGGTAAAAAAGATGTATTGTGGATTTGTAAAGAAATGAGAAAGCAGTTTTGGATTCAGTACCCAGGGGTGACTGAGGTGCTTGCTCATCGCGGAAACAGGAACGGGACGTTCCCAAACAAAGGTGCTTGGCATGACAAAGCTGCTTGATTTAATGGGTTTGAACCCGATCCGACCCCAGATATTTTATGGCGGGGACAAAGAAGGTGGCGGCGGCGGCGGCGGCAGCGACGACGGCGGCGGCAGCACTTTTGGTCAGGATGTTATGTCTGGGACGACCACGGACATTCTTCCTCCTCCTTCTCAGGGCAACATCCGTCCTGTGTCACGCAAAGAGAAGAGCGACTTTGCGAAGGTTCAGGCTAGTTACAAGGACAACAACCCCCGCGCTGTTAAAAGCACAAACCCTAATGGCAAAACAACTTACGCTATGCCCAACAGGGTAACTGCGATGGCTGCGGAGCCGGGGGCTCGGGACCCTCGTATTGTTAATAGTTACATGGACGACATGATCAACAGGCTCACTCCTTTTGACAATAAAGAGAGACGAGGTGGTCAGGTTTACGATACGAACGTTGCTAACCCCAACGTTGATCAGGCGTTTCAAGATCGGTTTATGCAGCAGCGGATAGCGGCGGCGGCTGATCCGTACGGTCAGAGCACCGAGCGCGGCGTTAATTTGACGAGTGGTCAGCCTCTTTCATACACTGACGGCGATGGAAAGACTCAAACCATTGCGGGCGAGGGCCGGGCAAACGCTCAGAAGATGTTAGCTGACGCTGGATTAACGGGCCAAGAGTATGTTGACGCGGTCCTTGGTCTTGGGACCAAGTTGGACGAGCCTCGATTCGGTCCTTTTTCAGGCATGCCCGCGCTTCAGGGCATTGATTACTTAGCGGACATGGACCAGCGCCGAGCTTATGAGCAGTTAACGGGGAGTTATGAGCCCAGTGGCATTGCCAAGGCGCTTGGTATATCTAACTCTGCCACGGCTCGTTATGTCCCTGTGATGGAGGGCGGGCAGGTTGTTGGTTCTTTATCCGTGGATGCGGACGGCAATCCTTTGTCTTACACGGGCTCACGGTCTGACACCGCCAAGGTCATGGACCCGACTATTGATCAAGATGCAGCGATGGCTAAGATCGGTGCTCCTCAAGTCGATCCGAATTTCCCTACAAACAAATCGGACGACGGACCTGGGATCAGTCAGCCTGGGCCTGCGGTCGCTGGCGTGGCCCCGACGACTATTGATCCCTGTCCTGTGGGTTACATGATGGACCCTGCTACGAACGCTTGTGTGATAGACCCGAACGACGTGTTTAACCGTCCAGAAATTCAGGTTCAGACTCCTGCGATGCCCGCAGCGTCTTACACGGCTGCGGGTGCGTATACTCTGCCGACCTTGGCCCCTCCAGTGCAGCCTAATTTCGTTGTACCAACACCTAACATACAACCTATTACAGTTGCACAACAAGGACTAGCGTCTTTACCGTTTAGAACCAGCTAATGAATCTACACGCACTTCCCGAGGAAGCCTTAAAGGAGATCTTGGCCTTAACTGAGGCCAAGAGGCGGCTTGAGTTGCGAGAAGAAGCAACAGAAAAGTTCATGCCGTTTGCTCATCATGTGTATGAGAACTTCATCGAGGGGCAGCACCACCGGATTATTGCTGAAAAACTTGAACGTGTTGCACGAGGGGAGCTCAAGCGGCTGATTATTAACATGCCACCTCGACATTCCAAGTCCGAGTTTGCGAGTTTCTTGATGCCTGCTTGGTTTTTGGGTAGAAACCCTAAGTTAAAAATCATTCAGGCCACGCACAACACGGAGTTGGCGGTACGATTTGGCCGTAAGGTAAGGGATTTGATCGATGATCCGGCTTATAAAGAGATTTTTCCTAACACCAATCTCAAGGAAGATAACAAGGGTGCGGGAAAGTGGGGCACTACGGCGGGCGCGGAGTACTTTGCTGCTGGCGTTGGCGCGGCGATTACAGGTCGCGGAGCGGATTTACTTATCATTGATGATCCGCATTCGGAACAGGACGCTTTAAGCGAGAGCGCATTCGACAATGCCTATGAGTGGTATACTTCTGGCCCTCGTCAGCGTCTTCAGCCTGGTGGCACGATCATTTTGGTTATGACCCGTTGGGGGAAGAAGGACTTGACGGGCCGTTTGTTGGCGGCGCAGGGCCAAGACGTAATGTCTGACCAGTGGGAAGTTGTTGAATTCCCTGCTATTTTGCCCTCAGATAGGCCTTTATGGCCTGAATTCTGGGACAAGGACGCTCTGCTTTCGATCAAGGCTTCGTTGCCTGTTGGCAAGTGGAATGCTCAGTGGCAGCAGACCCCGACGTCATCTGAGTCTGCGATCATCAAACGCGAGTGGTGGTTGGACTGGGACAAGGAGAAGATCCCGCCTTTGAGCTACGTTTTGCAGTCTTACGATACGGCGTTCTCGAAAAAGCAAAGTGCCGACTATTCTGCGATTACGACTTGGGGAATCTTCAAGCCCGAGGATGGTGGGCCGGACCACATTGTGTTGTTGGACGCGAGGCGCGGTCGTTGGAATTTCCCTGAACTCAAGGAGGTAGCCTATGAGGAGCATGAATATTGGGAGCCGGACATGGTGTTGGTTGAAGCGAAGGCGACGGGCACACCACTGATTGACGAGTTGCGGCTTCGTGGCATTCCTGCACTGGGCTTCTCACCGGGCAAAGGAACTGATAAGGTCAGTAGAATGCATATGGTTGCTCCATTGTTCGAAGCTGGTATGGTGTGGGCACCGATGCACGAAAAGTTTGCTGATGAAGTCATAGAAGAAATAGTTTCATTTCCTAATGGCGAAAACGATGACTTCTGTGATAGTATGACTTTAGCACTCATGCGCTTTAGACAGGGAGGGTTCATCTCTCTGAAGGGCGAAGAGGAAGACGAACTAGAATGGCGTCCTAAGAAAAGGGAGTATTACTGATGGCCGACGAAAGTAGCAGCAAAGACAAACGCAATACGTTTCAGCGGGTCGGCGGGCATACACTTGTTCCATACTTGTTGAAAGCATCAGGGTTTGATAAAGCCGCAACAAACACTGGATACCCTGATTACCTAGACGATATTGCTAGCGAAAAAAAACAAAAAGAGTTGAAAAGAACGCGTCCTAAGTCGCGTCCTAAAAGTATCGAAGAAACTCAAGGCTTTTCCCGAGGCGGTCAAGTAAAGGGCTCCAAGTTTAAAGGAACATTCTAATGGCTCTACCACCAAACATGGTCGCACCGGGGTTAAACCTAGACGACACCGCAGGCCTTCCGGATCTAGAGATGGAGATTTCTTCACCTGAGATGTTCGAGGGTGGAGCAGAAGTTATAGACGACGGAGAGGGCGGGGCGATTGTTCAGGCCATAGGCATGGCTGACGAGATGGACCAAGCTGAATTAATTCCGTTCGACGCCAACTTGGCTGAGTTCTTGGAGGATTCTACGCTGGGGGAGCTTTCTAGTGAGCTCCGCAGTATGTATGAAGAGGACCTTGAGTCACGGTCAGAGTGGGAGACGTCTTACGTCAACGGGCTGGACCTGTTGGGCATTAAGACCGAGGACCGTTCTACACCGTTTGAGGGCGCGTCGGGGATTACGCATCCGTTGGTTGCGGAGAGTGTAACTCAGTTTCAGGCCCAGGCCTATAAAGAGTTGCTTCCTGCTGGAGGCCCTGTTCGCACGAGTGTTCTTGGTTTGAAGGATCTCGCCCGCGAGGAGCAGGCTACTCGTGTCAAGGACTTTATGAACTACCAGATCACGGAAGTGATGGAAGAGTACGATCCGGACATGGATCAGATGTTGTTTTATTTACCGCTGTCTGGTTCTACGTTCAAGAAAGTATACTTTGATCCTACGAAGCAGCGGGCTGTATCTAAGTTTATTCCTGCGCAGGACTTGGTTGTACCTTATTCTGCCAGTGATTTGCAGACGGCAAGCCGCGTTACGCATGTTTTGCGTATGGACGATAACGAAGTTGCCAAGATGCAGTACGCGGGTATTTACCGTGATGTTGATCTGAAGGCGTCGGAAGACATTGAAGAGAACCCCGTTCGCCAGAAGGTTAACGAGCTTGAGGGCTTATCCAAGAACTACAGCGAAGATGTGCTGACGATCTTGGAGTTCCACGCCACTTTGGACATTGAGGGTTTCGAGGACATTGATCCGGCAACGGGTGAGCCTACGGGCATTAACCTGCCGTACATTGTGACCTTGGACCATTCGTCTGGTCAGGTTTTGGCTATTCGCCGGAACTACGACGAGGAAGATATTCTGAAGCGCAAGCGCCAGTACTTTGTGCATTACAAGTTTATGCCTGGTCTGGGGTTTTACGGCTTTGGTTTGATCCACATGATTGGTGGATTGGGCCGCGCGGCTACGAGCTTGCTACGCCAGTTGATCGACGCTGGTACTCTAGCCAACCTCCCTGCTGGATTTAAGGCCCGTGGAGTGCGTGTACGCAACTCCGATGAGCCGTTGCAGCCCGGAGAGTGGAGAGACATTGACGCGCCCGGAGGCAGCATTAGAGACGCTATTGTGCCTTTGCCGTACAAGGAGCCGTCCGCGGCCCTTGCGTCAATGCTAGGCGGTCTGGTGAACGACGGACGTAGGTTCGTTGCTTTGGCTGATCAGCAGATGGCGGACATGGGCAGTGAGACTCCTGTTGGCACGACTGTTGCGATGTTGGAGCGTGGCATGAAGGTCATGTCTGCGATTCACAAACGGATGCACTACGCGCAGAAGACGGAGTTTCGTTTGCTTGCGCGTATCTTCGCCGAAAACCTACCTCCTATGTATCCGTATGAGGTGGCAGGGGCTCCTGCACAGGTTAAGGTCGAAGACTTTGATGCTCGGGTAGATGTCCTCCCCGTCTCTGACCCGAACATCTTCTCGATGTCGCAGCGTGTTACCCTGGCCCAGACGCAGTTGCAGTTGGCTCAGTCTAACCCGCAGATGCATAACCTACATGCAGCGTATCGTCGGATGTATCAGGCATTAGAGGTGCAGAACATTGACGAGATCTTGCCGCCGGAGCCACAGCCTCAACCGCAAGACCCGGCGTCGGAGAACGCGGCTATGCTTGGCGGTCAGACACCGCAGGCGTTCCCACAGCAGGATCACGATGCGCACATAAATGCGCACGTTTCGTTACTTGAGTTAAACATACTGCAGCAAACGCCGCCTGTGTTGGCGGCATTGTTCAGCCACGTTCTGCAGCACGTTCACATGAAGGCTCGGACCATGGTTCAGCAAGAGATTGAACAGATGCAGATGCAGCAACAGCAGCAGATGGAGCAGGGCATGGCTCAGATGCAGGCCCTTGCTCAAACGGGGGCTATCCGCCCTGAGATTGCCCAACAGCAGATACAGCAGATGCAGATGCAGGGGCAACAACAGGGGCAGATGCCACCTGATCAGATCGAGGCTCGCGTTGCGCAGCTTGAGACTGAGCTTCTGCAGCAGGTTATGCCGATGCTGACGAACAAAGGTGAAGGCGGAGAAGAGCAGGATCCTTTGGTTACGATTCGTATGCAAGAGCTTGCCATCAAGCAGATGGAAGCGGAGCAGAAATCTCAGATGGATCAGGCTAAGTTACAGCTTGACCAGATGAAGCTACAGCAGCAGGCTACGACTGACTCTGCTAGACTGGAGCTTCAGGAGCAGATTGCGGACGAGCGCAGTGATGTGAACCGGGAACGGATTGACGTACAGCGCCAAGCGATGGAGCAACGGAATGCCTCTCAAAACAGGTAGTGCCAAAGATGTAATCAGCCAGAACATCAAGACCGAAATGGCTGCTGGAAAACCGCAAGATCAAGCGGTGGCTATTGCTTTAAGCAAAGCTGGGAAAAGTAAGTATTCCTCTGGCGGTATGGTTAATAGGCGGTTCAGCCCGATAGCACGGCCTCAGAGGTTTCTCGGACTGTTCTAGTGCTCTGTGTGCTTGTGTTCGTTGGGTTTAACCACGCCTTTTTAAACGGGCGTGGGGGCAACCAGCTTTTCCAATATTGTTATTACGACTGCGGATCTAATAAGAACGGCAGTTGGTATGACCGCGTGTACAGGGTTAGTCCTGTGTACGTTTGCCCGGAAAGGTTTGTACTGACATGATTGACCCCATTACGGCTGTAAGTTTAGCCACAGGCGCATATAAAGCAATAAAACAAGGCATTGCCGTTGGCCGCGAACTCCAAGACATGACAGGTCAGTTGTCCACTTGGGGCAAGGCTTTTTCTGATTTTGGCTTTGCGGAGGACCAAGCCAAGAATCCTCCGTGGTATTCTTTCAAGGGGTCGAACACCGAAACGGCCATCGAAATATTTGCACAAAAAAAGAAAATGTCCGAAATGCGGAACGAAATAAAGAGTTATATTTCATGGACTTACGGGCCATCCGCTTGGGAAGAAGTGCTGCACATTGAGGCACAGATGCGAAAGCAGCGCAAAGAGGAGCTTTACCGCAAGGAAGAGTTTAAACGCGCAGTCATTGACTGGACAGTTGGAATTTTGATTGGCCTTTCGGGCGTAGCTGGTTTGGTGCTTGTTCTGTACTTTGCGGGTAAGCAACAGGGGAAGTGGTGATGAAAGACAAAGAGATCATATATATCTTTGACCAGAACGTGAATGTGGTTATTGAGGGTCTAGCCAAAATGTCTGGAAGGACTTTTGAGGATATACTTAGTTTGCTGAAAGACGGCAGGATCAAGGTAGGTTTGTGATGTTTTTTTTGGTTTGGTTTATGTTCACAAATAATAAGCTGGAGTATTATCAGCTTGCTCAGTTATCCACTGAACAGGAATGCAACGAGGCGCTGAAGGATGCCAAAGTGTTGATAACTAACAGCACAACGGTGGTGTATTGCTTTGAGGTTATACCGGAATAAACGTGGAGATTACGTTGTATATGACAAACATGGAAAAGTTGTTATAATAACGCGCAACAAGAACCACGCGGTTGCTTACGCAAGGAGTTTGGAAGATGCCTGACCGGATGTATATACGACCTATGGCTCCCGATGAGCGGAAAAGGGCAGTAGAACGTGCTAAAGCAAATAATCTCTTAAAGTGTGTTAGTTGCGGAAGCCCCTCGCGGGGCGACTTCTGCCAGTTTTGTTTGAAGGAAGAATGATGACGGAGTTTGAAAAAGCTGACGCTGACGGTAGTGGCGCTGTAGATAAGCAAGAGTGGGACGATCTGGCTTTAGAGGATCGCAAGCGCAGGCTTGACGACGAGGACGCCAAGCGGGATCAGCAACGTAAAATGGTTTGGTTTGCGTTGAGCGGCATGTTGCTGTACCCTGCCTCTATCGTAATTACGTCAGCGATAGGGTTGAGCGAGGCGACTGCTTCACTTACGTCTATCGCGGGGGTGTACTTCGTCAGTGTAAGTGCATTGGTCGGAGCGTTCTTTGGGTTTAACGCAATGGAATCAAAGAGATGATGACATTATTAGGTAGCCTTCTGGGCTTTGGTAGTTCGTTTCTGCCTGAAGTTTTAAACTTCTTTAAGGCAGGGCAAGAACACAAACAGAAGATGGAGAGCATGAAGCTCGAAATGGAACTCATGAGCAAACGCTCTGAGCTTCAGTTGAGTTTGCTAGACAAGCAGGCAGACATCAAAGAGACAGAGGGGCTGTATAAGCATGACAGTATCGATGCTGGAGGGTTTGTTAACGCACTTAGGGGGTCTGTCAGGCCTGTCATCACTTATGCTTTTTTTGGCCTATTCGTTGCCGTACAAGTCGTAATCATGGTTAAGGTTATGAACGAAGGTGGGGACTGGGCTTCAGCCGTTACGCTGATGTGGACCGCTGAAACTTCTGGACTTTTCGCTGCTATCATGAGTTTTTGGTTTGGTAACAGGGCCGTTTCAAAGTATCTTAAAAAAGGATAAATAAAATGGCTAAAAATATGAAGCACTATTTCCGTGATGGCAAGGAACATAAAGGTGCTACTCACAAAACGGGTGGTAAACTTATGTCGGGTGCAAAGCACACGGCGAGTAGCCGAAACCTTGTTCACATGAGCGGGTTGTCGGCCACCGCTAAAAAAATAGCGAAGGGATAATAATATGTATAAGTTATCACAGCGCAGCCTTGATCGGTTGGAAGGCTTAGACGAGCGCCTGATTGCGGTTGTTAACTCTGCCATCCACCGCAGCAAAATTGATTTCGGCGTGATCTGCGGCATGAGAACGCTGGAAGAGCAACGTGCCTTGGTTGAGAAGGGCGCGTCTCAGACTATGAAGTCCAAGCACCTTGACGGTTATGCCGTTGATTTAATGGCATATATTGGTTCAAGGGGGTCTTGGGAGTTGAATTTGTATGACGAGATTGCTGACGCTATGGCCGAGGCTGCTCGTGAAGTTGACGTTCCGATCCGTTGGGGCGCAGCATGGACAGTGTCAAACATAGCTCAGTTCCACGGTGGCACCATGGAAGATGCCATGAACAGTTACATTGATGAGCGCCGCTCACAGAACCGCCGTCCGTTTATCGATGGCCCCCACTTTGAACTTATGGTTTAGGAGAAATACAATGGCCGAAAAAACAGGCAAAGAACTTGCAGATTTTATCGCAAGAAAAAAAGCTAAAGAGGACAGGAACGCCGCCAGGGAATCTGCGATGTTAGAGCGAGCGCCGATCCCCTTCGAAGAGTTTAGGGCCTCAGAGGGTTCCGACCGAGCAAGGTCTGCTCCAATCTCTGTCTCGAAGCCTGAGTACCCAACGTCCGCACCTTCAACTTCAAAGCGCCCTAAAATGCGAGAAAAGCCCACACGTCCCCAAAAACGGCCCGACTCCATTGCGGAAGACGCAGCAGTTAGCAGGGGCAACTCAGAAGCCCTACGCCGTGTTACAGAAGGTAGTCCTACCGACAAGTACATGGGCGGCGGCATGGTAAAAAGAGGTTACATGGGCGGCGGCGTAGTTCGTGTGGGCGATGTCCGTGACAACCCGAACCGTGGGAAGACTTACTAATGCCTACGATTATGATCAGCATAATGCCTGATGGCATCCCTGTCGATAAGATGGACGGGGATGACAACGGCTCTAGCTGCCCGATAGCCACGCAGGACGAAGAAGTTAACGACGTTAACAAGATGTATGCGCAGGACGAGGCGAACTACCACGATGCTACAGAGGACGGTGGGTTCAAGCTCTCTGAAGTCTGCGGCAACTGTGGTGCATACAACCAAACGGAAGACATGATGGACTGCATCGGTGATGAGTCTGGCGATCTTGGCTACTGCCAGATCTACAAATTCATGTGTTCTGCTGACTACGTTTGTAATGAATGGGTAAAGGGCGGGCCTATCACGGCCATGGCTGAAGGTTCAGAAAGGGATATTCTTTAATGGACCTTGTAGACTTTGCGACATACATGTATAAGCTACTACGAGAGCGCGAACAAGATATTGCAAGTGCTCTCGCACATGACGCTGCCAAAGACTGGGAGAGTTATAAGCTCATGGTGGGTGAGATACGGGGCCTGACCTACGCTCGTGAGGAAATTAAAGCCCTGCTGGAGAACCACGCTGAAGATGTCGAAGACCTTATTTCTTCCTGATCATGTAGCGCAGAAAATTAGCAAGGACCGAAAAGTTGAAAGTTCAACTGAGTCGTCCCCTGTAGATAGCGCGTACGTTAACGCTGCGGATCGAGTATTAGATCCCGCACTTTTAGATACATCCCTGATGGATCGACTGCCTCAACCTACGGGTTGGCGACTGTTGGTTATGCCGTACCAAGGTACGACTAAAACGCAGGGGGGTCTACATATCCCTGACGAAATCCGAGCTAGAGAAGCTGTAGCTACTGTTGTGGCTTACGTTTTGAAGTTAGGACCTTTGGCCTACAAAGACCCCGGCAAGTTCGGTGTTGACGCAGCGCCATGGTGCAAAGAGGGCCAATGGGTTTGTATTGGTCGGTATTCTGGTTCACGTTTTAAGATCGACGGCGGAGAGGTTCGCATCATTAATGATGACGAGGTTATCGCTACGCTCTTAGAGCCTGACGACATCAAGCACGTCTAGGAGAAGATTATGTCCCAAGAAAATGAAGAGGTCCTTGACGACGAGGACACAGGCGTAGAGGTCGAAATCGATTCTACGGAGGAAGACGAAAAGCCGTCGAAGCCTGAAAGGGTTGAAGCGGAATCTGCGGCGGAGCCTGATGAGCTAGAAAGCTATAGCCAGAAGGTCCAAGGCCGGATTAAGAAGCTGACGGAGAAATACCGTAAAGAGGAACGGGACCGCGAAGAAGCGGTTACCATGGCTCAACGGCTTCTAGACGAGAACACCAAGCTCAAGACTCAGGTTAAAAACCTGGACAAGGGCTACGTCAACTCGGAAGAATCACGCATTAAAAGTCAAGTTGCGGCTGTTAAGCAGCAGTACCGTGAGGCATATGACGCTGGTGACAGCGAAGCAATGTTTACTGCGCAAGAGCAGTTGTCTCAAATGACTCTTATGCAGGAGCGTGTTCGTGTTGCTAAACAGCGTCTGTCTGTTCAGGAAGCCGAACCTGTTCCACAACAAACACAACAGCCTGCCGCTGCCCCGCAGCAGAAGGCCGCTAAACCAGACCCCCGAGCCCAAGACTGGGCTGATAAAAACGAGTGGTTTGGTTCAGATGAAGTTATGACTTATGCTTCGTTTGGTATTCATCGCAAACTGGTTGAGGAAGAAGGATTTGACCCGTCGAGTGATGAGTACTATAGTGAAGTTGACAAACGCATGCGCACGGAGTTTCCACAGAAATTCCAAGCGGCGAAAAGATCGGGCGGAGCACAGGTCGCACCTGCTGGCGCTTCAGCTACCCGCAGTACAGCAAAATCAGGGCGCAGGTCGGTGAAGTTATCACCATCACAAATTGCGATGGCAAAACGTTTAAACGTCCCGCTTGAAGAATATGCAAAATATGTGAAGGATTGAGAATATGACTGACAGAAAACCTCGCGCAAGCGAATCACGCGAAACTGAAACGCGCCGTAAACCATGGGCACCGCCCAGTCACCTAGCCGCACCAAATGCCCCAGATGGCTTTGTGCATCGCTGGATACGAATCGCAATGCGTGGCGAAGAAGACAAGATGAATGTCAACTCTAAGCTGCGTGAAGGATGGGAACCTGTCCGGAAAGATGAATATCCAGACTATGAGGCTCCAACTATCGACGATGGTCGGTACGAGGGTATCATAGGGCAAGGCGGATTGATGCTGTGCCGAATCCCGCTCGAGACAGTAGCAGAACGAACTGCATATTACGGGGGCAGAACCCGCGAACAAATGACTGCTGTAGATCAGGACCTTATGAAGGAGCAACATCCTTCCATGCCGATTACTAATAGTCGGCAAAGTCGCGTATCGTTTGGAGGCTCACGACGAGACTCCGATTAATCTTATGAGGTGCTATTATGGCAAATTCTAACGGTTCCTTTGGGCTACGGCCTATCGGCGTTGTTGGGCAAGGTGCGAATACTACGGGTGCTACCGAGTATCGTATTGCGTCAAACAACAACACAAAAATGTATCAGGGCTCTCCTGTCATTCCTATAGCGGGCGGAACTATCTCTGTAGCGCAAGCTGCTGCTGGTGGTAACGTAGCGTTTTTGGGTGTGTTCTGGGGTGTCGAATACGTTCGCGCAACTGACGGCAAGACTATCTGGTCACCATCTTGGCAGGGAACTTCTGCTGGTGTAGATACAAACTTCCCGATCAAAGCCTTTGTTTACGACAATCCAATGCAGACGTTTACTATTGCGACATCTAATGTTGTTGCAGCAGCGAACACTGAAGCGGAAATTCGTGCGATGGTCTTTAAGAACATCGGGATGGCAACCGCCACTGCGGGCAATGACACCACTGGTATCTCTTCTGCATCCGCAGACTTGAACACCGCTGCTGCCACTGCCACTCTTCAGCTGCGTGTTATTGGCGTCCAAGACGACCCTGATAATTCTGACTTCACAGTCGCTGGTATCCCATTAATCGTACGTTTGAATACGAGCTTTAATTCCGCCAATGGTGGTATTGCAGCTGGTACGCCTTCGTCCACTGGCGTTTAAGGAGGTCTAACACATGGCTATTTCACGCGCACAACTGGCTAAAGAGCTAGAACCAGGCCTCAACGCCCTGTTTGGTATGGAGTACTCCCGGTACGAAAACCAACACGCTGAGATCTTCACCACCGAATCTTCAGACCGCGCGTTTGAAGAGGAGGTCATGTTGTCCGGATTTGGCGCAGCACCTACAAAATCTGAAGGTTCTGCAATCAATTTCGACGACGCTAACGAAGCATACACTGCTCGTTACAACCACGAAACCGTTGCGCTTGCATTCTCAATCACTGAGGAAGCAATCGAGGACAACTTGTATGACCGCCTCGGCAGTCGTTACACACGCGCCCTCGCTCGCTCAATGGCTCACTCTAAGCAGGTTAAAGCTGCGTCTGTGTTGAACAATGCGTTCGCAGGCGGCGCAACTGCTGGCGGTGACGGTGTCGCTCTTTGCGCCACTACTCACCCGCTTACAAACGGTGGGACTTTCGCTAACACTCCAGCAGTGGCTGCTGATTTGAACGAAACTTCTTTGGAAGACGCTCTGATCAACATCGCTGGTTTCGTTGACGAACGTGGCTTGAAGGTCGCATTGCGCGGCATGAAGTTGGTCATCCCACGTCAACTGCAGTTCATTGCAGAGCGTTTGATGGTTTCCAACCTTCGTGTTGGCACAGCGGACAACGACACGAACGCTATCCGTTCAATGGGCATGTTGCCTGATGGCTATGCCGTCAACGACTTCCTCACTGATCCAGATGCGTTCTTCCTCAAGACCGACGCGCCTCGTGGCTTTGTTCACTTTGAGCGGACTCCGCTTTCCACTAACATGGAAGCTGACTTCGACACAGGGAACATGCGCTTCAAAGCTCGTGAGCGTTACAGCTTTGGCTTTAGCGACCCACGCACAGTGTTCGGTTCACCAGGGGCGTAAGTCTCGAACCAGTACTAAAGTCAGGGGCGGTCTTCGGATCGCCTCTTTCTTTTTGTTTAGACCTCGTGTAACAATAGAGTTATTCCCTGACAGTCGCCTGATGCGGCTGACATTTGCCACGACAGGAGACTCACATGGCTAACACAACTTTCTCAGGCCCGATTCGGGCAGGTAACATCAAGAACACAACTGGCACAACTGTAGGCACGGACGTTGCTAACGTCGGCTATGTGGTTATGTCCCAGACATTCACGACAGGTACAGCCCTTGCTGGCGGCGCATCCGCGGCAAACGTAACGGACGTTGTGATTCCCGCTAATTCGCAGATCATCGATTGCGTGATTGACTGCCCGACTGTAATGGCTGGCGCAACTGCGGTATTTAGTATTGGTGATACTGTTGGCGGAAACGCTACCTACGTCAACGCCTTCTCAATTACAATCGCTTCAGGTGTGGGCCGCAAGTACCCAACCACTGAAGCAGGCGGTGCGTTGTCTTGGGCGGACACAGGAACTGCGGATGAGCGGCTGACTTGGACTACTACTGGCGCAACTTCGGCTGGAGAAATCCGAGTGACCGTTCTGTACGCTCAAGCACTGAACACCGTAATCCGTCCGTAACCTTTTATAGGAGATTAATATGGCTGGATCAGACATAAATGCATATTCTCATGCGCAAGGTGCGACGGCGGCTCTTATAGGGCCATCCAGATCGCGACTTCAGGCCGTAAACATATACGCAACTACGGCTGGCTCGTTTACTCTTACCAACGGTAACGGGGGAGCAACGCTGTTAACGCAGAAGTTTCCCGTGGGTATGAACGAGATCTACATTCCTGAAAATGGAATGTTGTTCACTTCGGGGGTCTACATTTCTGCGCTTACGGGCGCAGGGACCGAACTTACGTTTCTCCTAGCGTAGGGAAAACGCATGGCTAAGATCGACAAGTCAAAGATGAAGTGCAACACTCCGAAACGCCAGATATCTGGCGGAAAGAAGTCTGTTGTAAAGGCTTGCGATAAAGGCAAAGAAAAGATTGTTCGTTTTGGTGATGCCAACATGACGATCAAAAAAGACAACCCTAAACGGCGCAAGTCGTTTAGGGCTCGTCATGGTTGTGACGAAGGTACGTTAGACAAACTAAAGGCCAAATACTGGTCATGTAAGGCGTGGTGACGATATGAAGGTTGATCTGCAACAAGTTATTTCTGTGCTAGCTTTTGGCATGTTAGGTTGGGCTTCGTTGCAGGTTTATCAAATGAACGCTGCCGTGACGCTTGTGTCGTACAAGGTTGACGAAAATTACAACATGATCAAGCCAATGTGGCAAGATTTTTTAGTAAGGGAGTCTGCAAATGGCAATGGGTCGAAGTCAGATGGCAACCCAAATATCCACGCCTTCAGGGGGAGATAGTATGAGCAAACCAGGCCTTTGGGAAAACATCGAAAACAAAAGAAAACGCATTGAGGGCGGCAGCGGAGAACGCATGCGCAGCCCTGGAGATAAAGGTGCCCCCACTGCTAAAGCGATAAAGGATTCGCAAGGCAAGAAGAATGGTGGTATGGTGCGTTACATGGACGGCGGTTGCGTAATGGCAGGCCGTGGTGTCCGCAAAACGAACATGAGTTGATAACATGACAACATCAGGATCAAGAGACTTTAACCTCGACGTCGGTGAGATCATCGAGGAAGCGTATGAGCGGTGCGGGCTAGAAGTCCGCACGGGCTACGATGCTAAGACAGCACGTCGGTCTCTGAACCTGATGTTTGCTGACTGGGCCAACCGTGGTTTGAACTTGTGGACTGTGAAGCAAGCGACGATCACCTTAACGCAGGGTCAGGGTCAAGAGACTTTGCTCGACGATGTAGTTGATTTGTTGGACGTAGTTCTTCGTCGCAACAACACTGACTACGAGGTTGAGCGCATTAGCCGTGGCGATTACGCTACACTGCCGAATAAAACAACTCAGGGGCGAACAAGCCAGTACTGGTTGAACAGGCAGATCTTGCCTGTCATTAACCTTTGGGCGGTGCCTGAGAACTCAACGGATCAGTTGGTCTACTACTACGTCCGCAGGATTGAAGACGCTGACTCTTTGGTGAACACAACGGATCTTCCCTTTAGATTTTTCCCTTGTATGGCCGCAGGCTTGGCGTACTACATTGCGGTCAAGCGGGCTCCCGAGCGTATTCAGATTTTAAAATCTATTTACGAGGAAGAGTTCCAACGTGCCGCGGATGAGGACGAAGGTCGTACTCCGTTGAAACTGCAGCCTAGTATTCGTTATTTGAGGGTTTAATGTCATACGCTAGCGGAAAACACGCTTGGGGAATATCTGATCGGTCTGGTCGCCGTTACCGTCTTCGTGAGATGAAGGTGGAGTGGACGGGTGCCAAAGTGGGCCCTGATGAGTATGATCCCAAGCAGCCGCAGCTTTACCCGCCTAACGTTGGGCCCGATCCGCAGGCGTTGAGAAATCCTCGCCCTGAATCAGACCTTGTACAGCAGCGGGCTACCCAATGGGGTTGGAGTCCGGTCGGTTACAATTATCTTCCTGGGCTTTCCCCTCCAGATAACTTAGCGCCTGTGGCTTCTGTCGGCGTAGTAACGGTGGTTATAACATGAGTTTTACATACGACGAGTTAAAAACTGCAGTCCAAGATTACACGGACAATACGGAAAGTACTTTCGTAACCAATATACCGTTGTTCATAAGAATTGCGGAAGAGCGCATTTTAAAGAACGTTCAGCTAGATTTGTTCCGCCGGAATGCAAGCGCGACGATGACTCAAGGTAACGAGTACTTGTCCTCTCCTTCAGACTTTTTGGCTCCGTTTTCTTTGAGCTTTACCTCAAATGGGGCGAAAACGTTCGTTGAGTTCAAGGACGTATCTTTCTGCCAGACCTATACCCCAGACCCTAGCACACAGGGTACTCCCCAATACTATGCCCAGTTCGATGTTTCTAATATGATCTTGGCCCCTACGCCTGATCAGAACTATGTTTGTGAACTGCATTACCTATATCGACCTGCCAGTCTTACTGCGGGCGCAGGGTCAGGAACAACCTGGCTAAGTGAAAACGCTGAACTGGCGTTGTTGTATGGAAGCCTTGTTGAGGCCTACATATTTATGAAAGGCGAGCAAGATGTAATGGCTATGTATAACTCTAAGTTTGCAGAAGCTATGACAGGTTTGAAAATGCTTGGTGAGGCTAAAGAGACCACTCAAGAGTATCGAGTTGGTAGAGTTATTCGACCCAAGCAATAAATGTTGCAAGATTCGGCGTATAATGGTATTTGTGCTGACAAAATGAGGAGACTTTAACATGGCCTTTACGGGTAACTTTATGTGCACTTCTTTTAAGGTGGAAATCTTAAAGGGCGTTCACAACTTCACTGCTTCATCGGGTAACACGTTTAAGTTGGCCTTATACACTAACAGCGCATCGTTTACGGCAGCTACTACTGCGTACACCACTGCAAACGAAGTGGCTAACTCTGGGTCTTACTCAGCGGGTGGCGGCACACTTACGAATGTGACCCCAACTTCTACAGGTACGACAGCCTTCTTGGACTTCACCCCGGACCTTGAGTTTACAAACGCAACAATCACTGCCCGAGGCGCGTTGATCTACAACAGTAGCGCAGCAGGCAACCCAACTGTTGCAGTGTTGGACTTTGGCTCTGATAAAACCTCTACAACGGGTACTTTCACTATTCAGTTCCCAACACCGGATGCCACAAACGCTATCGTACGCATCGCTTAAACTTACTTAGAGGAGTCTGAGCCATGGCGTTTATCGTAGCTGACCGCGTAAAAGAGACCACGAACTCTACGGGAACGGGTGCGTATGCCCTTGGCGGCGCTGCCGCTGGTTTCCAAGCGTTCTCTGCGGTCACGTCCAACACGGATACTGTGTACTACGCAATATCTGACAATGTAGACTTTGAGGTCGGGGTTGGTACTTACGCTACCTCCGGCAACTCTATTACTCGGACTACGATCCTGTCGTCGTCTAACTCAAACAGTGCGGTAAACTGGGGTATTGGTACTAAGGATATTTTCCTGACCTACCCCGCTGAAAAAGCGGTTGTCGAGGATGTCAGCAACAACGTAACTATCGGTAACAACCTAGTTGTCGGTGGGACTGTAGACGGACGGGATGTAGCCGCAGATGGTGTTACGGCTGACGCCGCCCTGCCTAAAGCTGGCGGAACAATGTCGGGGAATTTAATCCTCAACGCTGATCCGACTATCGCACTGCAGTCCGCAACTAAACAATATGTTGACACGATTGCTGCGGCAGGTATCCACTACCACCAGCCTTGCCGGGCTGAAACAACTGCAAACCTCAATGCTACCTATAGCAACGGTTCGAGCGGAGTTGGTGCAACACTGACTAACGCAGGTACCCAAGCGGCTATAGTTGTTGACGGCGTTACTCTTAGCGCAACCAACCGCGTCATGGTTCAGCTTCAAACAAACCAAGCGCACAACGGGGTCTATACCGTCACTACAGTAGGTTCTGCTAGTACAAACTGGGTTCTTACCCGAGCTACAGACGCTGATTCCTACGCCCCAAGTGATCCAGATACCTTGGGTGAAGGCGATGCGTTCTTCATTACTGAGGGTACGGCTCACGGTGGTGAGCTTGACGTGATGACCACAACAGGTGTTATTACTTTTGGTACAACAAACATTGTTTTTGCGCTAGTCTCTGACGCCCCAATATACACTGCTGGTACAGGCCTTTCGATATCGGGCACTGAGTTCTCCTTAGTCACTCCGGTTTCTTCGGCCACTGCGTTAGCTACAGGCCGCACCATCGGCATGACAGGCGACGTAGTTTGGACTTCAGCTTCGTTTGACGGCACAGGTAATGTTACGGGGACCGCTGCGATTCAGCCGAACTCTGTTGCACTGGGCACAGATACTACAGGTAACTATGTTACTGCGGGCGCTACTTCAGGCACGGGTATCTCTGGCTCGGTGTCCAGCGAAGGCGGGACTTTTACAGTTACGTCCAATGCGACGAACGCCAACACTGCTTCGACTATTGTTGCCCGGGACGGATCAGGTAACTTTAGCGCGGGTACGGTTACAGGTGCCTTGAGCGGTAATGCTTCGACAGCCACCGCGTTAGCTACTGGCCGAACAATCGGAATGACAGGCGATGTGGTTTGGACTTCAGCCTCGTTTGACGGGTCTGGCAACGTCACTGGCACTGCTACGATCCAAGCGAACTCTGTTGCTCTAGGGACCGACACGACCGGAAACTACGTCCAGTCTGTTGCTAACGGTTCATACCTGACAGGTGGCGGCTCGGCTTCTGAGGGCACTGCTCTCACTCTTGGTGTAGACGCCACAAACGCCAACACAGCCTCAAAGGTTGTAGCCCGAGACGGTTCGGGTAACTTCTCCGCAGGCACAGTCACAGCGGCTCTATCGGGGAACGCCTCAACGGCTACTACGCTGGCTACAGCCCGTACTATTAACGGGGTATCGTTTAACGGCGCTGCTAACATAACCGTTGCGGACAGCACTAAGTTACCTTTGGGCGGCGGTGCCATGACAGGCGCTATAACCACCAACTCCACGTTCGATGGCCGAAATGTTTCAGTAGATGGATCGAAGCTAGATACCATAGCCACTTCAGCTAACAACTACAGCTTCCCTTACACGGTATCAGCAGGCGAAAGTACCAGCACAGTTGTGCAACGTAATAGCGGTGGTTATATTTTTTCTAGCTACTTCAACGGTACCGGGACTTTCGCAACAAGCGGCGATAGCTCTGCGATGGGTATGTTTACAGGTACTAATGGTAGTGACACCTACGGGCGTTCTTACACAGCCGCTAAGGCTCGTACACTTCTAAACGTAGCTAATGGTGCAACCAATGTAACGAACACCAACCAGCTGACTAACGGCGCTGGGTACACTACTTTCACAGCAAACCAAGCGTTGAGCACTGGCGACAGCCCTACGTTTTCCCGCGTCACTGCAAACGGCTGGTTCTATGCTAATGGCGCTACGGGTATCTACTGGGCGACCTACGGTGGCGGCTGGTTTATGCAGGACACCTCTTGGGTGCGTTCCTACTCTGACAAGGGCATCCTAACTGGCGGCACGATGCAAGCTGCTACATTCAACACCACATCTGACCGCAATACCAAGAAGGACATCAAGCCAATCGAGAACGCACTTGAGAAGGTGCAGCAACTCGGCGGGTATATGTTTACGTTTAAGCACAACGACCAGAAGTCCTCTGGCGTCATCGCCCAAGAGGTGCAGAAGGTTATGCCGGAGCTAGTGCAGGAGGGTGGCGAAGGTCACTTGACCGTGCAGTACGGCAACATGGTGGGCCTTTTGATAGAGGCAATCAAAGAGCAGCAGGCGCAGATCGACGCGCTGACGGCAAAACTTAACGGCTAATAGTAGAGGAATACGAAGATGGCTATACAGGTAAACGGCACACAGGTGATAGGTAACTCGCGAGAGTTGACCAACATCGCGTCTGTTGATGCGACTACGGTGGCGACCCTTAATGCGGGCGGCGTTGGCGGTGGTGGTATTGCGTATGGGTCTACTTATGTGCCCTATATATTGAATGCCGATGCTGGTCAAAGCCCGGGTCATATAGCATACGATGCGAGCGAGGATAAATTTGTTACCGTGGACTGGGGCACTAGCCAAGGCGCTAGTTGGAAATCAGCAGATGGTACAGGAAAATCTTGGGTAGAAAACGCTCATGATACCGATATCCAATACGCTAGGGGCGGCCTTGCCGCCAGTGGTAACGGAACCTTTGTCGCTGCATGTAATAACGGTAAAATAGCCAGAAGCACAAATCTGGGGGGAAGTTGGGCAAGCGTGGCCCCAAGCTATAGTGGCGCTGGCGGAGCTGGCGGTGATTGGTGTTCTATAAATTATGGCAATGGCGTTTTTATAGGTGGATATCGAGATCAATACATATTTAGAAGCACTAATGACGGTGTTTCTTGGTCCCAGCCAACAAACCCCGCTGGAGCGGGTTATCTTCTCGATGATGCCGCTAATGACGGGGGAAATAATTGGCTGGGAGTGGCACTTAATAGAATTATAAAGAGTACGGATAACGGTGCGACATGGACAGACTTGGGGGCTAAGAACGCACCCGGCGGAACCCCCAATTGGTATCAAATAGCATATGGCAACGGCAAATGGGTCAAGGCTGGGCAAAGTGGTTGGGTTGGTTCTAGCACAAACCTTGGCTCTACTTGGACGTACAAGCAAGTAACTAATCAAAATTTCGCTGCAGACTCTGGCACTTATGGGTCGGGCGGATTTATTTTTGCAAATGGGGGTACACCGGGAGGTTTTGGGCAGAGTGTATCCGGCTCTGCTGGCGATTTTCTCTTGACAGCTCCAGACGCCAAGTTTGCCTCCACGAATTTATACCATGCGGCCCAGAACACAACCACAAATGCAGCGATTTTTACAGCAAGAGGCGCAAGAATTTTAGTGCGCTACGAGACTTAAAAACACGCCGCCTGCGCTACTCAACTGCGCAGGCGGCACCACACGGATAACGCTACAGCCGGAGGAGGCCACATAATATGCTAGGTTTTGCCCCTTATGCTGGCGCTGCGTTAGCCGACTTTGGTAGTGGAGCGCAGCTGCTCATCCCTACGGGGTCAGTAGGCACTGGCGCTATAGGCACCGTGCTGGTTACGGGCAATCAAAGTGGCCTAACCCTCGGCTCTGTTGAAGGCACTGCATCAAGCAACGGCGTTACAGTAGACGGCGGTGCTATAGCTACATTTACCATGGATCAGCTAAACGGCTTGGTTGGCACCGTTGTAGCCCAAGCTGGCGCAGGGGCCGCAGTCACAGGTATCGCAGCTACGGGTTCTGTTGGTAGTGTGACTGTTATTAACGCCTCGGTTATTAGCCCAACGGGTGTCCAAGCCACAGGCGCAATTAACGACGTTACAGTCGTAGGCACTGCTACGTTCTCTATTACTGGCGTAGCAGGCACTGGTTCTGTTAACGGTGTAACCGTAGACGCTGGCGCTGGCGCAGTTACCACTGGAGTTTTTGGTACAGGTGCGGTAAACTCCGTATCAATTACAGGGTCGGCAATCGTCATCCCTATTGGAGTAGCGGCTCAAGGTCAGGTCGGTAATCCGGTTGTATGGGGGCCTGTCGTTCCTAACCCCGGTACCATTTGGACGCCGATAGCAGCATGAGGGTGATTTATGCCTAGTACATATACAGGAAACGCGGGCCTAGAACTACCTGCTAACGGTGAACAGTCCGCTACATGGGGCAACACCGTAAACGACAACATGACGATAATTGATCGTCTAACCAACGGCGTTGGTGCAATTACTTTATCTGGCACAACCCATACGCTGACTACTACTGACGGCGCAGCCTCAGACGGACATTACAACGTATTAGTACTTGGCGGCTCTCCTTCTGGAACCAATACGGTAACGATCTCCCCCAACGATGCTCAACACATCTACATTGTTAAGAACGGTAGTGGGCAGACAGCTACTTTTACGCAGGGTTCTGGCGCGAGTGTCAGCGTGGTAACGGGCACAACAAAGATAATCTTCTGCGATGGTGCGGGTTCTGGCGCAGTGGTCACTGATGTTACGGGTTCTTTGGACTTAGGTTCCCTGATTATCGGCGGCACCACAGTCACGTCTACCGCTGCAGAGCTAAACATCCTAGACGGTGTTACGGCTACGACAGCAGAGCTTAACATCCTTGATGGAGTTACGGCTACAACAGCCGAATTAAACATCCTTGATGGGGTTACGGCTACCACTGCGGAGCTAAACATCCTTGACGGTGTTACGGCTACCACGGCGGAGCTAAACTATGTTGATGGTGTAACCTCTGCCATCCAGACTCAGATTGACAATATTAGCACTGCTCCTACGTTCGTTTCGCCTCTAACCGTTACAGGCGGCACCCAAAGCTGGACCGTAACGGCGTCTGGAGTAAATTTAACTTTTGCCTATAACGGCGTAAATGTTCTTCGTGTAGACAGTTCAGGCAACTTAACCGCTCTCGGCAACGTAAATACCAATTCTGGAACCATCTCGTAATCACCCCGTTGGAGGTTTCTAAATGCCACTACAAAAGCTCCAGTTCCGACCAGGCCTTGTACGGGACACGACAGATTACACCAACGAAGGTGGGTGGCGTGACGGCGACAAGATACGGTTTCGTTTAGGCCTGCCTGAGACAATAGGTGGGTGGACACGCTTAACTTCAACCACAATGCTCGGCACTTGCCGTGACCTACATACTTGGACTTCCCTGACGGGTACGCGGTATGTCGCTGCGGGCACGTCTTTAAAGCTGTATATTGTGGACGGCGCTCTCCCTGTAGATATTACTCCGATACGCTTGGTTACGAGCGCCGGGGATGTTACGTTTGCCGCGACAAACGGCAGTGCTACTATTACCGTGGCTGATACAGCCCACGGCTGCGTATTAGACGATTTTGTTACATTTTCCGGTGCAGTGAGCCTTGGTGGGGCTATTACCGCTACAGTACTGAACCAAGAATACCAAGTCACATCTCTTGTGAATGACAATTCGTACACTATTACAGCTACGGCAACCGCAAACGCCTCGGACACAGGGAACGGCGGGACGAACACTGTTGGCACGTACCAAATAAATACCGGACTAGATGCAGCTGCAGCGGGTAGTGGCTGGGGGGCGGGTGTTTGGAGTCGCGGTACGTGGGGTTCTGCCGCAGACGTTACTGTTCCCGGTGCGAACGTCCGCCTTTGGTCTATGGATAACTTCGGCGAGGACTTACTCGCTAACATTCGTGGGGGTGCTATATACTACTGGAATACTTCTGCAGGCACCGGAGCTAGGGCTGTAAATATCACCAGTATAAGTGGCAGCGCCCAACCCCAAGTAGCTAATATTGTGTTGGTTTCTGAACGAGATCGCCACGTATTGGCCTTCGGGTGTGATCCAGAAGGCGACCCCGGAAACTTAGACCCCCTAACTATACGGTTCTCTACCCAAGAGAGCTTCACTGTTTGGAACGCTTTGGCTACCAACACTGCGGGGGAACTTCGTGTTGGCTCTGGATCCGAAATTGTGGCTGCTATCCAGACAAAACAACAGGTCGTCGTATTCACCGATAGATCAGTTAGCGCCATGCAGTATATTGGGCCTCCATTTACGTTTGGTTTGGCGGAAGTCTCTACCAACACCTCGATCCTGGGTCAGAACGCAGCGGTAGCTGTTGGCGATGCTGTCTACTGGATGGGGAACGACGTGTTCTATCGGTATGATGGTAACGTAAGTATTATACCGTGCCCTGTGGAGGAGTTTGTCTTCGACAATGTAAACACTTCCCAGCTGAGTAAGGTTACTGCAGGCAGCAACAGTGAATTTAATGAGGTCTGGTGGTTCTACCCATCTGCTAATAGTGAAGCCAACGACCGATATGTCGCCTTTAACTACTCTGACAACACTTGGTTTTTTGGATCTTTGGACAGGACTGCTTGGGACGCAGGGGGCGTGTCTGGGTTCCCTATCGCTGCATCTCCTGACGGCAACATCTACTTCCAAGAGAACGGTATATCAGACGGGAGCACTAACCCGCCAAGCCCGCTTAACAGTTTTGTTGAATCCAGTGGCATTGATGTTGGAGACGGCGATCAGTTTATGTCGGTGAAACGGATTATCCCAGACGTAGGTTTCAGGAACTCCACTGGAACTCCTTTGGTCACGTTCACTTTAAACGCACGGACGTACCCTGGCAGTGGAACAACTCAGACGGAAAGTGGAAACACGGTTCGAACTTCCAGCACTCCTTTGGAGAAGTACACCAATCAGATCGACGTCCGGTTGCGTGGTAGATCTGTGTCTTTGAGGGTTGAGTCAAATGAAGTAAACACTCAATGGAGGCTTGGAACGCCTCGTATTGACATTCGCCCAGATGGAAGAAGATAATGTCGTTTAATAACGCTGTTGTACCATTCTTTGCCCAAGCTCCATCGGAGTATAGCCAGACTTACACGGCGCAGGTTACACGTCAGTTTTCTGTGTACGCTCAACAACTGCAGAATCCGGGGCCAATTAGGGCCGACACGCTTAATTTAACAGGCCTTTCTGTTTATGCAAACAACGGCGCAGCTATTACTGGAGGTTTGGTGGAAAATGATGTATATAAAACAGCAACGGGTGAACTGAGGATAGTGGTATGACTGAAAAACCAGAAAATGCTCCAGAGCAAAAAGATGTTACTGTGCCAATTACGCTTCCACCTTTAGGCGGAGGTCTTTGGTAAGATGAGCATACTCAGTGTTCTTGGTGGGCTCGCCGCAAACTACTTTCTCCCTGGCTCGGGCCTTTTAGGCTTTGCTGGGGGCGCAGCCGCGGCTCAAGGGCTAGAGAGTCTGTTGTTCGACAAAGAAGACCAAGTGGATCCAATGGACGCCAGGAAAGCAAAATGGGATGCAGGCCCCGAACAGCAAGAAGGTTGGGACCGAAACCTTTACAAGTCTCGTTATACTGGCCCAGACGGCAACGCGCCTGCGTTCAGCACTGCTGAAGAGCGCGATGCGCATGACCGAAACGTTCAGGCTAATGCGGCTCAAGCAACTCAAGTGGATCCGGTGTATCAAGGTCTGGCACAGGGTGGGCTAGCGCAGTTTGCAGCGGGAGGCTTGATCCAAGGTCCGGGGACCGTGACCAGCGATTCCATTCCGGGGCAGATCATGCAGAATGGACGCCCTGTTGAGCAGATTGCGGTGGGCAACGGCGAAGTAATATTATCTGGAAAAGACCTTGCTCGCATGGACCCTGACGGGGATATGAAACGAGCAGGAATGCGCCTTGGTGGCGCAGCGAATGGAACACGAGGTGCCGAGGCTGCAAGGATGTTTGCTGAAGTGTCAGAAATGAAAGGCCGTTGAAATGGTTGAGACAGTAACAAGCACCTCGATTGCCGACTTACCTGATTGGCAGAAAACCTACATGAAAGAAATCCTTGACCGGGCACAAGCTCTGGGCAAGGACAATTACACTCTTCCGGCATACAATGTCGCGGAGCGAACACCTTTACAACAGCAGGCTACGCAGTTGGCACAACAGGGTGTAGGCTCTTACGCTCCCATGCTTCAGGGTGCGGCGGGCAGTGTTGGTACAGGTATCGCTGCAACGCAGGCTGGGCTTAACCCCTTGGCGCAATCGATTACTTCGGCTGGGCAAATCGGATCGACGACTGCCGCAAACATTCTAAACCCAAATGCAGCACAGGCGTACATGAACCCGTATGAGCAGGCTGTTATTGACCAAACGATGCAGGACATTCAGCGTCAAAGCAACATTCAACAGCAGGGGCTCGACGCTCAATCTGTTGGGGCAGACGCTTTCGGTGGTTCTCGCCAGGGCATCCAACGCGCAGAGCAGCAACGTAATACAATCGACGCCCAAGCTCGGGCTGCAGCAGGGTTACGCCAGTCTGGTTATAACCAAGCACAACAACAGCAATTGGCTCGGGCGCAAGCCGCGGGACAAGCTGGCATGGCTGGGGCGCAGCTTATGCAGTCTGGCGCGGCACAGTACGGGCAACTCGGTCAGGGAATCGGCAGCTTGGGCATGAACCAAGCCAAGCTCGGCGAAGCCTTCCAAGGTCTAAACCTGAACGATATCAACACACTGTCCAGTTTTGGCGGACAAGAGCAGGGGCAGCAGCAAGCAGTCCTCGATGCGCAGCGTCAAACTCAGTATCAAAACACTATGCAGCCATATCAACAGCTTGGCTTTTACTCCGACATCTTCCAAGGCATGCCGACATCGCAGTCTACGTTTACGTCGCAGCAACAACCTAGTGCTAGCCCCGTATCACAGTTTGCAGGATTGGCCGGAGGTCTATATAGTCTAGGCAAATCGGGCATGTTTGGTTAAGGAGTTTAACAATGAGTGTTATGAATCGGAAGATGTTCTCCAACCGAGATGCTCGTACCAAGCTCGCCGGAATGGGTGGAATCCTTGCTTCGTCCCCTGAACTGATGGGTGCAGCCCAGCGGTTTCAAACGGGTGGGCAAGGTGTTCCACGCCCCGGCACAGGTTATGGTAACGAGATTTTTGGAGAAGGTAACATTTTCTCCAGCGGTGCGGGTGCTGCTTCCGGTGGCGACATGGTTATCCTTGGCAACACTGTGTTTTATCTTGTGGACAACGGAACTGTTATTGACAGAGAAGGCAACGTGATCCGTGATCCGAGTATCGTGCAAGCGGTTATTCAGAAGGTGTCGGGAGAGCAACCTAGTCAAGCGCAACTTGCGCAGCAGGGTACGCAGGACCGTGTTAATATTGCTCAACAGGTTATGGCCCAGCCCCCTGCGCCAGTTGTTGACGGCGGCGGCGGAATAGCTGATTTGATGCGGAGCCTAATGACTCCTGTGGCGGAAACCATCCGAGGCCCCGTTCAAAATTTAGGCGAAGTAATAGAAGGCCCCGTTCAAGATTTAGGTGCCTCGATGCAACAGTCCATGGAGCCCCTTCAGAATGCCATTGCTGCAGGGCGGGTTGATCCCACGGCCCTTGTCACTCCAGAAGTTGTTGACGACGTACAAGAATTGCCTGCTGCTGAAGGCGGGTTCTCCCTAAACGATACTTTGCGTAGTATTTTTGAACCTGTTGGAGACATGGCAAGTGAAGTGTTTGCCCCTGTCGGGGATGTAATGGAAGACAACGAGCTTCGCTCCTCTATTCGTCTGGGTCGTGAGCAGGAAGCTGCGGCTGCAGTAGAAGCCCAGAGAATTGCAGAGGCCGAAAGGGCTAATGCAGCCCTTAATACGGAAGAGGCCGGAAGGAATCCTCCTGTGGAGGACAACCGTTCCGTGTTGGACCAACTTCGTTCCAGTGTTTACTCAAATAACCCTCTTGAAACTGCGCTTGAAAGCACGGGCCTAGACTCAAACGTAATTGGCAACTCGTTTATCACTCCGTTTGTGAATAGAATCAACGAGATTAGAACCGGGGACGCTGAAAGAAATCAAAGTTACGTCGACGCAAACAATGCTCGTGCGGATGAAGTGGCTCTTGCAGCCCAAGAGGGCGCAAGGAACCCTGGCGGGGAAAGGACAGAGGCTGATAAATTAGCTCAAGCGACAGAACTGTTTTCCCAATTGCAGGGCGATATAACTGGAGAAATAACTGCGGAAGAAGAACAGGCTGCCCTTACCGCAAATGCAACCGAAGAAACAGACGTTAACTCTGTAGCAAACGCCTTAAACTTGGAAATCTTGGGCAGCGCAAACGGCGTTTATGTAGTTCGCAATGAAGACGGGGAAGTTTCTGAGCTGACTGCAGGGGACCTCTTTGCCTCCGTAGAAGATCTTGGGCGTGTCCCAGAAGAAGGCGATCCGGAGTATCTTCAAAACTTAGAGACTGAATATAAATCCCTTCTTGACCGCATAGCTGATCCCAGTACGTCAGAGAATGAAAGAACAGTTCTGGAAAATCGTAAGAAAGTTTTAGAAGAAAGATATGACTCAAACCTTTTGTTGAGCAATCTAAGCTATCCTAATCTGCAATCAAGATTTACACGAGGCGCGTTAGACCTAGCTGGGAACATTGGGTCTAAGCTCGGGATCATTGAGCCAGAAACGGCAGTTGACCTTTTAGATCGGGCAGACGCCGTTGTAGTCCCCGAGCCTCCAACAGTAAACGTGTTGGAGGAGGTTCGCGCCGAAGAAGCTGCCGCGGCAGAGGCAGAAGCTGCGCCAGAAGCTGTCGCGGAAACTGTAACCCCCGCCGCAGAAGCCCCCGCCGCAGAAGCCCCCGAGGTAGAAGCCCCCACCGCATTTGGAGAAGCCCCCGCAATTGACACAGATACAATCCTAACGGACATAGATAAGAACCCAGGAGACGCGAACACGATCGCCGCCGACGCCTTACTGAAATCTACGGGGGTTGATACCTCAAACATGAGCGTCAAAGACCAGACCGTTGCAATGAAGAAGATGCTGACGGATCTTATGGGTCAGACAGACGAGGACGAAAAAGAACAATTCTGGATGAACATGGCGATGCTCGGGTTTGGGATTGCTGCGGGCGAAAGCCCTGATGCAATGAAGAACATCGCTGACGGCTTGCTTGCAAGCACTGCTCAGATCAGCAAGAATACCACGGACAAGAAAGCACGGGACGATAAGTTTACGCTGACCGCATTTGGAGAAGTCCTTGCAGACAAACGGGCTCGTGAAAAGTTTGGTCGGGACCTAGCTGTTGCAAAAGTCAAAGGCACAGACAGTATTTACGGAAAACGCACCGAGCCCCTGACTCAAATGTATCGTTTGGCAGAGACGCTTTATGCGGGGGGTTCCGGAGACTACGAGACATATGACGACGCCCTGAACGCCGCAAGAACCCGAGTCAGTGAAGACTACAAAATGGATCTTTCGGGTGAGCCCATTCGGGGTAAGAAACCTGTGGTGACAACCCAAGCTGAGTATGACGCGCTGCCCTCTGGAACTGAGTTTATACAAAACGATAAACCACGGAAAAAACCATAGGAGCCTCGCATGGCGGAAAAACTATTTGGCGTTGCCGCTGACGAGGGCCCTGAACTATTTGGCGTTGCCGCTAACGAGGGCTCTGAACTATTTGGCGTTGCCGCTGACGAGGAGCCAGAGTCTGACCAAACAGTCCTCGGCTCTGTTGCCAGAGGTGTTGGCGCGGGTGTCGTGGACATCGTTCAAGGGGTGGGTGAACTTGGTGCCATCGGTCTTGAGGCTACGGGCGTCGCGGACGAGGGCGCTCAAGAAGCCACGTCTCAGTTCTTTGAAGATGCTAAAAACTCTTTAGGTTTTACCCCTGAAAGAACCGCGGGAAAAGTTGTAGAGATGGTCGTGAACTATGGTTCCGCAGCTATCCCCGTTTTGGGTTGGGTAAGTAAAGCAGGGAAGGCCTCCGCGGCAGTCAAAGCTGGGACCGCGCTCCCCGCAGCTAAGACTTGGTTCGGAAAGTCCGCCGTCGAGTTTGGCAAGAAAAGCAACTTGGCAAAGACGCAGGCTGGACGGGCAGTTCTAACCACAGCGGGCACAGGGGTCGCGGACTTCCTTGTTTCTCCAAGCACCAATACGTCTCTGGCTGATAGCTGGGACGCTATGCCCGAACAATTACGCACAGAAGATGAAGAGGGCATAACCGGAATGGCGCTGGCAGGCGTTCGTCTTCGCAACAAGTTCCGGCTGGGTCTTGAAGGTGCTATGTTCAACGCCGCTGGGGAAGTACTTCTTCCTGTTATTGGCGGAACTGTTCGGAGCGCGGCCATGGTTCCTGGGGTCCCGGCCACGGCTAGGGCTCTGTCTAAAGGACTGAACTTTCTTGGAGAGAAGGCCACAAGTGTACCGTTTGTCCGTAGGTATCTGACACCAAACGGATTTACTCCACCTGAAATCGCAGACGCCATCCGCACAGCGGAAGCTGTTGGAGAAACTGAACAAGGCATCGCAGCCCAGCTTCTGGCTAACTATGATGGCGCAATGAAAAAAGCTATTAGTGCTCAGAAACTAAAGCGAGGCGAGAAGAAAGCGGCAGTTCAGAAGGCATACAACACGACAATGGATTACTTGACTGGGGAAGTTAAGCGGTCTGACTTTGTCAAAGCATACAGTGAGAAGGCTGCGGGCGCAGCGGATGCCATGCGTATGCAGGTTGATGATCTGAGTAAGAGTTTCAAGTCATCCGTTGACGCCGCTCCGAACCTAGACGACGCAACAAAGTCTACTTTGAAAGCGCAGTTCGATGCGAACCAAGGATCATACATTCGCCGTGTCTATGAATTACACACGCGCCCTGAAAACTTCAGTACTCCTGTCGCGCAAATGCCTCAATACAAAGGGGCGCTTGATCAAGTCAGCAAGTATCTTATGCGGAAAGATCCTTTGTTGGCAGCGGATCCCGTTGCCGCCACCCAAAAAGCATCGCAAGAGATTGACAAGATATTTAACCAGACCCTTAACGCCACGGGTTTGACTCCAGAAGCTCGAGCCCAAGCAGCGAAGTATACTAAAGGTCAAGGGGCCTCTGCAGAAAAGGGCCGTGCGTCCTTGTTTAATGTTTCACAGGGTATGCTTGAAGGCCGCAGCCAGATGCTAACCGAAGCCCCTATGCTTCGCGAGATGATGGGCGAGATTCGTGACCCGAAGGAAGCCTTTCTCCGGACCATCGACAGCCTCTCCTCCACTATGGCAGGGCAAAGATTGTTCGACACTGTGTCGGGCGGGATTGACCCTGCAACACTTGTACCTAGAAACGCAAGACCTTTGGCGGAAGCGGTTTCAGAGATGAACGCTGGTGCTAGGCCCATGGTCATTGACGGTGCGAACCTGACGGACAATCAGATTGCAGACCTGACAGGGGACATGGGCTACGTTAAAGCTGGGGAAGTCGATTTAGAAAATGCATTCGGCGGAAAGTTTGGTTCTCTTTCGGGAAACTATGTCCCCGTTGAGGTTTACAACGCGCTGACAACTCCATCCCGCGCATACTCTGGGGTGCAAGATGCCTTGGCTGTTTCATTGCAGTTGAAAGGCATTTCCCAAATGTCGAAGACAGTGCTGAACCCGCTGTCCCAAGTCCGGAACTTTATCTCCAACACCTTTGTTGTAGGGGCCAATGGTCTTCTCGGCAGGAACATGGGTGTTCTAGAGAGCGCCGAAGTGCTGCTAGCAAACGCGCTGGACAGCCCCGAGCAATACAAACTCCTTCGCGCTCTGTCTGATGAAGGTGCTATTGGACAGAACATTCAGGTCAACGAGCTTACCCGTCTGATGAAAGAACAGGTAGAGGGCGGGGTATCTGCACGTCTGCGTCAGGGCGGAGAGAAGTTTATAGGATCTAAGCTCGGGGCCCCCGTTCGCTTCATGCAAAAGACATACAAACTCGGGGACGATTACTGGAAAGTTGTTGGTGCTCTTGGTGAAAAGGCTCGTTATGGCGCAGCTATGCGTAAAGCAAAGATCGACATCGATAACCTGACCCCTGCTGTTCAAGAAGCGTTAGCCCGATCAGGCTTGGCGCAGAGGTCCTCGTCCATTGCGGGCACGGACTTCGGCAACATGTTCGTGACGGACATCGTTCGTCAAACCATGCCTACTTACTCCATGGTCCCCGAAGCTATCAAACAGCTTCGTCGGATCCCTGTTGTTGGTAACTTCATGGCGTTCCCTGCGGAAATCATCCGTACGTCTGGCAACATCGTAAGTCGTTCTCTCAAAGAAATGGGCTTCCAAGCAACAGACGATTTGGTAAAAGCCATGGGCAAGGAACAAGCCGATATCTTTGCACGACAGGTCCGAGCTATCGGCGCTCAACGTCTGTCTGGTTATGTCGCAATGGCGGGCGCTGCCCCTATCGCATTCAAAGGCGCGGCCCACGACATGCTTGGCGTTACCGAAGCCGAAGAAGACATCCTGCAGGCTGGCGCGGCCCCTTGGACCAAGGGCAACACTCTTGTGTACTTGACCAAACCTGACGAGAAGGGCGAAGCCGAGTATATCGATCTGTCATACATGCTGCCCTATGAGTTCATGCTCACTCCCGCCCGCGCCGCCATGCAAGAGTACTTTGCCAAAGGTTCTGTTGACGCAGGGTTTGCAGAGCAAGTTAGCATGGCATCGTGGGAAGGATTCAAGAAGTTTGCGGAACCCTTTGCCTCAGAGGCCATGGCTGCGGAACGAATCATTGACGTTACTACACGCCAAGGGAAAACCCAAACGGGTGCAGAAATATATGAACCCGCCGAGCCTTTGGGAGACAGGTTGTCCAAGTCGTTGACCCATGTCGTTGGTGCGTTTCTCCCAGGCATCGTGGACCAAGTCACAACAGTTAAGGGCGGCGAGTTTGTTCAGGGCCGTTCGCTTCGTGCGCTTACAGGAACGCCGTCCAAACAAGGGGACGAGTACACACCGTTTGAAGAAGCAGGAACTATGCTTACTGGTCTTCGGGCATTGAAGCTCAACATACCTCGCAGTCTTAGCTATGCGGGGTCTGAATATTCTGGCCTTAGATCCAGTGCGGTATCGATCTTTACAAAGGTTGCTGATGACAATGATGCCACAAAAGAAGATGTGATCAACGCCTACGTCAAAGCAAACGATGCTCGTCGTCGTCAACAGGCTGCGTTAAAAGCAAAGATAGACACAGCCATGGCTGCAGGCATGAGCCGTCGGGAAATATACAAAGCGTTTGATAACTCCGGTGTTTCTAAAAAGGAACTAAGTTTGATAATGAAAAACAAGTACGTCCCAATCACTATGAGCCGAAACTTAATTCGAGAGGTTAACCAAGAGGTTAACCAGAAACAAGAGAATCGAATCCTTCAACGACTTCCAAAGCAGGAGATCAACGACATCCGCCGTTCGTTAATGCGCACAGAGATTGTTCCTACTGGAGAGGCTGAGTTGTTTGGCGTGGAAGGTTCAAACGAGGCACCTGTGTTTGGCGTCCCTGTCGAGATGCCTGCACCGACACCGTCCCCCACACCGCAAGCAGCCCCGTCATTCGTTGACACCGCTTCGGAAGCAGTCAGTGGAGCGGCGGACTCGTTCTCCGATCTGGGTGGTAACTTGTTGCAACGTGCTCGGACCTTGGCCCCAGGTCTCTTAGGTGACCCGAAGAACCAAGATATTATAAACCGAGCTAACCAGCCACGTCAGTGAACATTGATAGATAACTCGACGCCGTTGCCGCCAAACAGACGAACCAGTTCGTCACAGGTGGCCTCGGTCTCGTCGATAACATCTGGATCATTGGTCAGGGCTGCTAGGTTTAGGGTTACGGCAATCAGGTCAAGCAGCGCATCGATCTGTACCTTGTGCATTTGACGGAAGCCTAGTGCTTGCAGGTCTTCTATATGTGTCATTCGATTTCTCCCCAATCATCTTGAATATCAACGTCAATTTTAGATGGAACCTTTAGCTGGACTCCGTTCTCCATGATCTCCTTGATCCTGGCAGTCTGCTCTGGGCTATCTATGTTAAAGCATAGCTCGTCATGTACCGTTAGCATAGGAGTATATCCCTCACTGTAACAATCGAGCATAGCCTTCTTGGTTTGGTCCGCCGCCGATCCTTGGATCAAACGGTTGAGTGCTTTGTATGTGAAGGCGCGGCGGATACCCATGCCGTTGACTCCCCCGTATTCCTTCAACGCCTCCTCGTGGGGCAAAGGTTTGCCTGCCCCGAACGTAGTGGGCTCCCAAAGGTGGAAGCGGCACAGACGACCTAACACCGTCCGGATTTGCCCTGAGTTTGCGGCCCTACGAGAAGCCATCTCAGCCAGTGCCTTAACAAACGGCACCATCTCGCGGTGCTGCTGCAGCAATCCCTTCGCCTCATCTGGATCGACGCCCAGTTGATCGGCTAGCTTTGCCACACCCATCCCGTACATAATCCCGAGGTTCACGGCCTTCGCTTCCTTGCGCTTGATCCCAGCTAGGTCAGCGACAATCTGGTGGAGGTCTACATCAGCGGTGTTGTACTGGTGGACAATGTCCGCGAGCAGATCCTGCCCTTGGATCTCCCCAACGCTGGCGGCGAAGTGTACGAGTAATCTTGGTTCTTGGCTAGAATAATCGAACGATCCCCACTTGTACCCCTCTTCTGGGATAAAAAGACCGCGGATTAGTTTCTTGATGTCCTTGTCCCGCGCCGGAATCTGCTGGAGATTGGGGTTCGAGGAGGAGAATCTGCCCGTGACCGTGCCGCCCTCGTCCCTCCGAGTGGAGTGGAGCTCCGTGTGGATGCGCCCGTTGTGCTCGTGCCGCAGGATGCTGTCGATAAACGTGCTGTCAGCCTTGTCGAACTCCCGCAGCTTAACCAGCTTCTGGCATATCTCAGACGGGTGGTTGTTTAGATACGCTTTGTTGAACGAGGGCGCACCCCTCTCGGTCCTTGGGTACTCAAGGCCCAGCTTGTCAAACATCTTAGCGATGGATGCAGAGGCCCAGATGTCTACCTCAAGCCCAGCTTCCTTCTCGATCAAACGCCGCATCTCTTTAGACTTGCTGCGGATTAACTTCTTGTTGCGATCAGCCTTGTCCAGATCAACGCGCACCCCTTTGCTCCGCATGTCCAGCAAGCAAGGGATTAGTTTGGTCTCAGTGTTCCAGATGTCCCACAGCTTCTGCTCATCCAATTGGATCTTCAGGGCCTGCCAGAGTTTCAGTGTCGCCACAGCATCGCGTTCGGCGTAGGCCCCAACATACATCGGGGGTAACTGCCACATCTCTGCCTTGGGATCGATGCCCCACGCCGCAGCCGCAGCCTTCAACATCTTCTCGTCTTTGCGTACCCCAGCATAGTCCCGAGCCATCGCATCAAGGCCAAAGGACCAGCGGTTCTCGTCAACCAGAGCGCCTGTAATCATGGTGTCGATCATCCGACCCTTGATCTCGACGCCCTCGGCCCGCATCCAACCCGCATCGTAGGTTGCGTTATGCATTATTACATCCATCTCAGGCACAGCCATCTGCTTCTTCAGCCACTTCAACGTGATCCTTGGATCAAGGTTGTGCCCGTTCTCGTGGCGGATAGGGAAGTACCCCTTGTACTCTCCCGCTGCGACAGCGATCCCGATGATGTGCCCGTCTTTCCTAGACCAGCCTGGGCCAAGCGTCTTGATGTTCGGGTCCTTGGTTTCCAGATCAACAGCAACTTCTTTATAGCCTGTCAGGTCTGGGTACTCCGGCGGTATGTTCCAGTCCGAGTCTATCATGTCCATCTCCCCTTTAAACTGGTGGTGCAGATCGCTTCCGAATAGGTTCTCTGACATCAATTATCTTTCTTTAGGTGCAAAGCTATACGCTTTTGGATGTCGTTCTCACGATCCGTGAACTCTGAGCCCAACGCACTGTAGCCACACTTGTCGATCCACGAGTCTACCTTGTCGAGGTCGTTGAGCAGCCGTGCCGTCTTCAACCAGTCCATCATCAGCGCAATGTGCCGCTCGGTCACATGCCCGTGAGTCATCATCGCCTCTTTGATGATGGCGTTCCAGCCTACTGCAATCCGAGAGAAGTTCTCGAACGCATCCCCGTAGTCCTTGGCCCTCGATCCATTGATCAGTTCTTTTGCTGTGTCTAAGACTTCATCACGTTTCATCTTCAAAATCCTCGGCAGTGAACTCGTATAAACCTAAAGCGTCTTGCAGCGCACTTGCACGGCGTCTGGTTCTAAAAAACCCTGCATGTTCTGGGTTATGTTCCATAAATCTACGAGCATACCAAGCACGGTAGTTGTTGTTTAGCTTGAACGTAGACTTGCCATCTACATCTGCTTGGTCTGTCTCCCAGCGGATTCGCTCAAAAATAGCACTGACTGAGTAGTGATTGAACCCTCGGTTAATAATCTCTGTAGTGAACCGAACAAACAGTTCGGTAACCTTGGGGTGTTTATTAGAGAATACTGCCGCCTCGGCATCGATCTCGTGTTTTCTAGTTAGTTTCATCTGAGTCTCCCTTTTGGACGGATAAGTTACCAACCTTTTCGTAATCTGACCCGAAGATTGCATCTAGCATCGGCTCCAGCATTTCTGCCATTACCCTCAGCTCATCCTCTGGTTTAATATCAGGGTTCTCTGTGACAAATATCAGGGTTCTTGCAATGGCTTCAGTTGCTTTCATAATGTGTACCTGTATTTGTTATCGGTTTGTAAAATGTAGAGCGTGTGTCGGGCTCTGGTAACACCAACGTAAAACGCACGGTGCTCATCCTCTTGGTATCTGGACCCAACGCAAGCCTTAGTGGACGCTGTATATACAATGCAGTTGTCATCCTCGCCGCCCTTCATCGCATGAAACGTGGACAGTTTGATCCGAGGCGGTGACAGAAGGTCCTCGCCCCTACGCTGGATCGCATCAATATAGTTGCGCTCAGAAACACTGACCCTGAGTACGTTATACGCAGATATCTCCGCCCCTTTTAGCAATCCGTAATCCGATTGGAGTTGTTGCATTCCAACCTCGGCCTCCGGATGGATCGCATCCAGCAGTTTGGTAGCACCCCGCCTTAGAGCAGCGTCTTCCCCCTGCTTGGGCAACCCAGTGTACAACTGGCGCAGCCGCTGCAATCCTATCGTCTTGTCTTGGCACAGGTCCTCCCACGCTAGGATGTTCCCGACCAACTTCTCTGATATGCTAGCATAGCCCTTCATGGAAAACTTAAAGCCGGAGGCCCGAAACCATTTGGCTAGCTCTCGAACCTGATAGTTTGTTCGCGCCATCACGGTCCATGACCCCTCGTTTACGGGGATATCTTCCAGATGGTAGACGTAATCAACCAAGCCCTCTTCTTCACGGGGCTGGAACTCTTTCTCCAATCGCCCAGTGATGCGCCGTGAGACGGTGTTAGCCAGACGGTGGACAGACCTTGGGATGCGGTAGGACTGAGTGAGCCTCTCAACTTGGTTCGAGGATTGGATAAACAAATCAACCTCAACCCCGGTCCAACGGTGTACGGCTTGATCGTCGTCGCCCGCAATGATCACCTTGCCTGCCCGTTCAGCAATCTTCTTCGCCATCTCCCACTGCAAAGGCGTGAAGTCTTGAGCCTCGTCAATAAACAGATAGTCCAAGCCAGGGGGATCCCCGATGTCGATGTACTTCTCGATCATGTCAACGAAGTCATACTTGCCCATCACCGACTTGTACTCGTTCATCTGCTCGTGGAGTTGGACCAACTTGGGGTAGAACAAATCCCTGTTCCCCTCCTTGTTGAACTCTTGCTCCAGTGTAACCATCCGATACCGAGCGCGGTGCTCTAGCTGGAGGTACTGGGACCCCGATCCACCGATGGTGGGCATGGATACACCGTCATCAATGCTGGTTTTGTCGTCCCCCTCAAAGGTCAGACCTATCTTACTGCCTAGATCAGCATAGTCCTCGGTGCTCAAAACGTCCTGCTTTTGCAGACCCAGACCGTTAAACCCAAACGAGTGACTCGTCCGCATGTGCGGAAAGTCTTTGGGTGTCAGGTTGAACTCAGCGCAGGCACGAGAAACCATCTCTTCGATAGCCTTGCGGGTAAACGAAATGACGCCGATGCGGGAAGGGTGTGTGCCGTTGGCAAGTGCAGCCTTGATCTCTCGGATCAAACGGTGCGTCTTGCCGCAGCCTGGGGGCCCCAAGATCAGAAGTGAGTTGTCAATCCCCACTGACCAGCCATCGTAGAGCGCAGTCATAGCTCCTTCCCCCTCGGCCTGCTGCTCACCCAATCCTCAATCTCGGACAGAACCCAGCGGCTAGACGAACGCTTGCTGTGTTCGCTGCCCAGTACAACAGGGAGTGGGAAGTCGGGGGTTGTTTGAGCCAACTTGTAGACGTACGACTTGGATACCCCCAACAGGTCCGCAACTTCTCCTACCCGCAGGAGTCTATTAGAATGGGATGTCATCGTTCATCTCCCTTATTGGTAATTCAATGTGATCGTCTTCAAAGGATGGGACTGCCCAGCATCGAAGCGTTGTTCTTCTTCCGTCGGACTTCTTAATGTTTTCTCGGCTTTGGTCCCCGCCAACGTCCTTGATCAGTTGGATCAACTGCCCACGGTTCTCTACCTTGAACCTACGGTGGTGCAGGTACTCTATCAAACCTTCCAGTTTGAACTTGGTTACCCCAGCATCAGTCCACGGTTTGTTCATCTCCATCTCTTCAGGAGCCATAGCCCTGATGTGGCTGGTGCAATAGGACTTGAGGTGGTCTTTGAACTGGCCCTTGATCGTGGCTTCCTCCGGCACTTCGATAACCGTAGCGCCTTGCATCAACTGGTTGACCATCTGCTGCCACTTCTGAGGCTTGACTGTAGGAGGCATCAAGTTCATCTGCTCCATGCATGCCCGCTGCCACAGGATCTGATTCTGCAACTGCTCAGTGGACAACTGAATCCTCGCGCCGTTGACATCCATGAAGTACACGCGCGGCTCGGACAACATGATCGTCAAGCCTCCAACCGAGGGCATGTCAGGCGCATCAGTGCTGATCCCAAACTTCCTGCTCGCGCAGAGGGTCGGGTCGCAGTAACTCTTGAATGGTTCTTCCTTGCACTTGTACGCAAAGTCTTTCCGGTCAAGCGACTTGCCCAGGTTGATCACCTCTACAGACGGCAGCGGCTCAGAGCACAGCGTCCGGTTGAACTCTTCCAACTTACTCTTCCAGTTGTCGGGGTCCGACAGCTTGGCATAGATGCCGCACTGGTACATGCATGTATTGCGTGGCGTATCAATTGGCCCATCCGCGAACAGATGCTCAAGGCAGGGCGGTCCATCGGTGAAGTACTTGCGCTTCCCAGCAAACCGAAAGCCCTCGAGGTCGGACTCAGACACGCGGGCCTTGTCCACCGCATCTAAGAACTCGTCTAACTCAAGCGCCTCGGTGTGTGAGTTAAAGCAATAACGCTGGGGCATCTCGGCGTTGAAGTAGGGCATGTTGATAAAGTTGCCCACGTCTCCACGCTCCGCGATGATCGTGTCTTGCTTCGGGAATATCTCGCAGCCGCTAAAGCCCAGAGCAATAGACATCTCTGTCAAATAATCCCTGATGTTGGCTGCGGGGGCCCAGTCTTTTAGAAACAGATACAGGTGAGCGCCGCCCGACTTAGATCGGCAGTGCATCAACGGCAGTTTCAGCTTCTGGATTTTAGCTTGGAGTTCATTGTGGTTCAGGTCATAGACATCGATGTCCAGCGCCGCAAACTTGCACATGTTCTCTTCATTAATCGGGATCGCACCAACGCCCTGCTTCCCATCTATGTGGGATTGAACGAGCTCCTCGGTTAAAGGAGAGCGAACGATCATACTCTTGGATTCTGCCTTGCCGTTTCGTCCAATGCGACCGACAGTGGTCGTGCCGTGTGCAGCCTTTGCACCAACGAATACTGCAAGCAATCTCTTTGCTTGTGTCATGTACTGCTCCTGTTGTGAAAAAGGGAGAGACGTTACCCGCGCCTCTCCCGAGGCTGCTTAAAACGGGATGTCGTCATCCTGTTGTACAGAAGAGGCAGTGGGGACACGCTCCTCTGAAGCAGCTTTCACTTCGCCCGCAGCGACACTGTCGCGGAAGGCTTTGGCTTCAAGCATAAGATCGCGGCTACCTACAAGACCGACCTTCTCGACAGAAGGCGTGAACCATGTGCCTTGGTCATTGCTCTCTTCAACAGTGGTGATCTTCCACACTGTAGCGAACAGCGGAGGTACAACCATGGCCCCTGTCTTCGGGTTCTTGATCTTCTGCATTGCAATCTGGGTCTTCCAACGACGGCTGACCTTTAACTGCGTAGACTTCATGTCGATAACAGCAGGCTGATACGCGCCGTCTCCACCCAATACCAAGCAGTAGTGCTGGTCTGACTTGACCAACTCGTTGCCTGTTGGAAGGATTTCCTTGGACCCAACGCGCGAGGTGCGCTGAAGGATCGGATCAGTAGGGTTGATCTCGCCGCGGAATCCGCCGCCTTGGTCACGAGGTGTGAACTCAAGATACTTGGTGGTCTGGTAGCACGGTATGATAGTCACGCCGTCATCGCCCTTCCAGACTTCGCCAGTCACAGTGTTGAACATATCTCCCTGCTCCGCACCCTCGATGTACTCAGGCTTCTTCTTGCCAAGCTGTGGGGACAACGCTTGTAGTGCCCGAACAAACGGGATCTGCATTTCATCTGCGCCAAAGGCAGCACCCTCGCCTGCAAACTCAAGGATGTCATCCATGATGTCTGTGCTTAACTCTGCATTCTTTTTTGTTGCTACTTGATTAGCCATTATGCTTTCCTCTTAATTACTGCTGTGTTTGATATAAATGCCCCGAACAGATCGAGGTCGATTGGTTTGCCGTCAGTGATGCGCTCTTTAACAAACGCCTTCAACGTGGACGGGTGAACATGAGTCTTGGTCTTAGGATCGAATCCCTTGTCACGCAAGATGCCGATGACATCTCCCGCCACGTTGTCTTCTCCCTTGCCAAAGGACACAGTGACATCGTTCTTGATAATATCATCTAGACCATTGGACCTAAGCCAATCGAACGCCTGATCTTTGTTGGCGACAGGGATGGACGCGGCGATAATCATCTTCCGCTCCACGGTCATGCCGTCTACATCCAAACGTTCTACACCCATCTCATCCATCAAGGCTGGGATGTTCTCGACAGACAGCTTGTGTTTCTCTTGCTTCAGTGATTTCAAATGTGTCTCTGCATCTTCGATATCGTTCTCGACAGTGCGGAGATTGCGGACCAGTTGGCTGAGTTGCTTTCCAGTTCCTGTGTCAACTCGACTGACCGCGTCAGCCTCATCGAATATGTCTTCAAAAATGTCGTTCATAAGTTTTTCCTCTTCAGGGTTGATTTGTGCGGCAGCCTCATGCTATCCGTACTAGAGACAATAGTGGAGGTATATGATGGATGTCAACTACAAATATAAATATAAACCATTCGATCACCAGACAGATGCACTAGATTATGGTTGGGACCGCACTGAGTTCGGGCTCTTCATGGAGATGGGCACAGGGAAATCAAAGGTCCTGATCGATAACATGGGCATGCTGTACCAAGCAGGAGAGATCAACTTCGCTTTGGTCATCGCACCCAAGGGCGTGTATCGCAACTGGGTAGCCAAAGAGATACCCGAGCACATGTCCGACGACATACCGCACCGGGTGATTCGCTGGGTGTCAGGCCCAAATAAGAAACAGCAAGAAGAAATGCGCTCGGTCCAAGATAAGTTCGAGGGGCTGACCATCTTCGTGATGAACGTAGAATCATTCTCCTCGCTCAAAGGACAGAAGGCAGGGAACTGGATGGCTCGTGCGCTTGGCGCAGGGGGCATGATAGCAATAGACGAATCAACAACAATCAAAAACCACAAGGCCAAACGCACTAAAGCTCTAATGAAAATAGCAGCCCAGTTCAAGTACAGAAGACTGTTGACAGGTTCCCCCGTAACAAAAAGCCCGATGGATATCTATTCGCAGTGCGAGTTCCTCCGCCCTGGGCTCTTGGGTTACGACTCATACTATGCTTTCCAGGGACGCTATGCTGTAGTGCAGCGCAAAACCATGGGCCAAGCCGCCTTCCAACAGATAGTAGGGTTCAAGAACCTCGACGAGCTAACCAAAAGGATCGACATGTTTTCCTTTCGGGTGCTCAAGAAGGACTGCCTCGATCTCCCCGACAAGATATACACCGCACGTTACGTTGGCATGACCAAAGAACAGTTCGATATGTATGAACAGATCCGCAGGCATGCCATGGTCCTGTTGGATAGTGGCGAGATGTCCACGGCTCCCGCTGTGATCACGCAGATGCTTCGGCTCCAGCAGATCATGTCCGGGCATCTCAAGACTGATGACGGCGACATGCTGTACTTTCCATCCAAAAGAATGGAGGCGCTCGAAGAGATCATCAACGAGCATGACGGCAAAGCAATCATCTGGTCTCGGTTCCGCCACGATATCATCGGCATGACAGACATGCTAAACAAAAAGTTCGGCAAGGGCTGCGCTGTGTCATACTTCGGAGATACATCCGACGATGATCGAGCCGCAGCGGTGCTCAACTTCCAGAACCCTGATCATCCGCTAAAGTATTTTGTGGGCAATCCCGCCACCGCGGGCTACGGTCTGACTTTGACCGAGGCTAACCTCGTGGTATACTATGCCAACGACTTCAATCTTGAGACGCGCATCCAATCAGAGGATCGGGCCCACAGGATCGGACAGAAAAACAACGTGACATACATCGACCTGATCTGCGAAGGCAGCATCGATGAACATATCGTTAAAGCATTACGCACCAAGATCGACATCGGTGCAAAAGTTCTAGGAGAGGATGCAAGAGAATGGCTAAGTCTAAAACCCACGATGAAATGATCGAGTCTATCTGTGATTACAAGAAGGGGTGGACTAACCTAGCTAACGCAACCAAGGAACTGGGGGAGCTAGCTGGGCTAACCCCTGATGTAGCGGCATCGCTGCTCAAAAGCATGAAGCGAGATAACGTCACACAAATCCGCGGCTATAGTAAGGAACCCGCGCGGCTTGCCAAGAGTAAAATTGGAAGATCGAACGAGCCAAAAAAATAGCCCCCGTGAGGGGGCCAGTTGACAGTGAGGTGGTAGGCCACAGGCGTGGACCTACACCGAGCAGTTCCTATAGTTTAAACTTGATCTCGATTTTCTGCAACAGCTTTGCGAATCAATACCGATAACTGGCGGGCCATGGACCGCTGCTCGCCTTCAGCTAACTCGCGCAGCAGTTCGTGGTCCTGTTTGATGAGGCCCACGTTCTGAAACTTCTGCTTGTCTTTGTCGTCTAACTTTTTCCGAGCCATGATGCCCTCCTATTTGTTGCCCACTTATAGAGCATACATTAGCAGGGCGCAAGTTAAACTCCCGACCAGATGTATGCAGGGACTAATGTGAAGTTCTTGTCCTCGCTTAAACACTTTTCAATCTCTTCATCGGTGAAACTTAAAATCTCAGCGAGCTCCGAGACCGTCATGGCATAACCCTCATTTCGCAGGTACTCTTTGATCTGATCCTCGGCTGGGACGGTCGGAGGTGTGGCATATAAATCCCCTTTGCCAACAACAGCAACCCTGATCGCCCGCCATGGTGTCTCGTGCCGCTTGTCCTCGTAGTTCGGGATCGCATGGGCCTCGACAATGTCGCCCATCTCTAGCTCCACCTTCTCTACCAACCTTTGGTTGAAGAATACTGAATCTCCATCCTCATTCGATCCGAACGCGCTGCCCGTATAGGACACTGACTCAATCATCACACGCATCTTGTTAGTTTCGAATGCTTTTCTCATATCTTCCATGTTTCTATTCCTCTTCGTTGTTTGTTTGTGTTCCGGCTACTTCTTCCAGAGCCCTGGGTAATCCATATCGTCTCTTGATGTCGCTCACTGCCTGCTGGCTAATGCCCAACAGTTCCCCGATCTGACGCCCAAGCATCTTATCAAGCAGCATCCGGTTGATAATCTCCGCTTGCTTCGAGAGCTTCAGGGTCTTGCGAACCCCGCCAAACTTCCCGCACATGTCACCGTTCTTCTGGTGTGCGCTGCGCTCACGCGCCAAAGGGTTTCCCTTCTTATCAATTACCAACTGCTTGAGCCAAAGACTGCGATAGTAATCCTCGAATACAGCCTGCTTTCCTGTGCTCATATGTTCTTACCTTCTTTGCGTAACGTGCGGGTAAAGGCCTTCAAGTCCTCCACCGCATGCCAGTATTGGTTTTCTGTCAACGGGTGCGTGTCCCGCCTGTGTCGTTCCTGTTGTAATCGATCCACCTGATTGCGAAGGAAGGTCAAAACTGATTCTTGAGACGGGTTCAGCTTCTTATCTTCCATATCAATTCATCTTCCTCTTAGCTTCCGCCTTGACCCTGCCTTTAGCAACGTTCGAGGAAACATGCGCCAACATATTAAAGCCCGTGACCATGTCCTCTGGGTCCCAGTACTTCGCAGCGAAATTCATCAACGCGGCACTGACCTCCGAGTGATCCATGTCAGGCATCATCTTCGCCAAGTTGTCCATCAACCTAGCTTTCTCCAACGTGCCCTCCGGATAAAACTCAACATGCTCCGAATTGCTGCCATCGCAAACAACAGACACCGTCCAATAGTTCACGCCCTCTGATTCATCCATCTCGGCAATCCAATCAATCACCTCGTGCCATGTGTCCACAAAGTTATGACCGTTCGACGGCACATGCTGCAACTTGCTCCACGTTATTTGGTACATTACTTTTTCTCCTTGGTTAATTCCCACGGCGTTGCTGCCAGGGTTACTGGTTTGGTTTTCCGGCCCCGGGTTGCCGTTGCTACTGCAACTGCGATCCGGTGCTTGGTGCTCGGGGCAAGTGGTGGCTTGCCAGGTTTGAACTTACTCCAAACAGCCTTCACCACAAATCTCCGAAAACCTTCGCAAATACTTCGTCTAGTATATCATCCATCTGCTTATTTGTCATCTTCGTCCTCCCTCCATAAATCAAACTGATACGGGTGCGTCACCATCTCCCGCTGCGCGTCAACAATCCCAACCTCATCGCTGGGAATGCCCTCTCGTTCCGATATCTCTGCTTTCGCTAGCTCCTTCGCTTCAACCCCGTGCCTCGCATCAACCCAAACAGTGCGCGAAACAACGAACTCACAGGTTACCTCATACGTTGCCATAGTTGTTCCCTAACTTCGGTGCATGATAACTCTTCTTCACCCCATACGCAGGGTGCCCAGACCAAAACCCAGAGATCCATTTGTAAGGCTTGCCGTCCTTGCGTATCACAACATCATCCCAATGATCTTGACCTCTGCGCCAATGACCTCGCGTGTAGTGAAGAGGCATATGCCAGCCACATTTATCGCTGTCGTCTTTTGCTTTAACAGGCTTGGTAATGTCCCATTCGATCTTATGCCACGCATCTACAGATATGCCATGACCTTTACGCATCTGCTTGCGTACCTGTCGTGTCCCCGCCTTACCTCGGACAACGTACCTCGGTTCGTTAATTAAACTTATTGCAAGTGCAATACTTACAACCGCGTTTGCCGTGAAGTTTTCAAAGTCGTCGCCCTTTCGTAGAGACTCTCCTCCCATGAAAATTGAGTTGTTTTGTTCCTTGTCCGATATAATATACCCCCCAAAAATAATAGGCATATGCTTGTTAGAAACTCGCGTGATTAGGACACAAGGATATTTTTGTGTTTCATCAATCGCGTTTATTTCTCCCGCTTCAAACCTATTAACTATATATCCAGTCTCACTGTTGTTTAGATATAAAAAACAAATGTCAGAGGGTGGTCGTGCATCTACAGGTAACCGAATCTCATCCAGAGTGTGATACGCTCCAAACAATTCACCTTTTACATCATCAATATATAAGGTTATGTCTCGATTGATCTCGTAAAAATCAGAAGCCCTGATGTCAGAGATAGCGGAATCTACGTCGTTCTTATCTGTGAAGTCGGTGCTTGGGTGCGTAAAAACTTTTTCATAGTTAGTTAAGATCGTTTGCACTGCCTCAATAACTCCGGTCATCTTCATCCTCCAACGCGATCTCCCCGCTCCCGTCACAGGCCTCGCAATGCCGCATCTCTTCATACGGCTCACCAACATCTCGGCTGAATGACTGAGACTTGAAGACCTCAACAGCCTCTAACCCCTCGCCATCGCACACCGGACATGGGCCCACGCTATTCATTTCCTGTAGTTCCATTAGCCACGCTTTTACCTTACCCATTATGTGTTCCTTTCATCCATTGTATGTCCCGAACTAATTCGGTTTTCTCTTTGGTTACTTGCTCTAATTTCTGCGTCAAACGCGCAATCTCTGTGCGCTGCTTGGCTATCTTACTCCTTAGTTGAGCCGTGACCGTGTCCTTCATGACGTAGGCCGCGCCTTCGGACGCACCGTGTAGCCCGAAGCTACATCACTAGGTTTGCACTGCGCCATGCTGTCTCGGTACTCAGCGTAAATCGTAGGATAAATCTCGTCCATCGCATTCGCACAGGTAGACTGATCCCGAAACAAAAACTCCGAAACAAAAGTTTGATCCTCGATTGTGTATGTCAACACAAGCATGTGCCAGAATATCATTGTTCATCCTCCTCGAATATTGAGTCGCCCAGTTCTTCGGGGACTTCTACTGTTACTGATCTATAGTCGCACTTGGCGCACTTCCTCTTGCGCCGTATGGTTTGGAACCCGTACTTATTATGCGGTCTGCTGTCCCATGTTATTAGTTTGTGGTTACAGTCGGGGCAGTGTGATACGCTGTTCACGCATCCTCCTCTTCGGCTTCTGGTTCCCAACGCTCGTCATCCAACGCTGTCGGCTCCCATGAATTGTCCTCACCGTTCTTGTACTCGCCCTTGAACATCCAGCCTTCGTCCTCGTAATCAGCTTCGACCTCAATGCCCATCGCATGTAACTTATCCCACACTGGAACAGGTGGAGCCCACGCCGTCCAACACTTGAACGAAAACCACGCCACAGGAATAGGATACTCCTCGTCCGAATGCTCAAGACCGCTATCGTCGATCTCAACGTCACAGACATCCCACTTTGTATTCCAGTTCTTGTTGCACCACTCGTAACTGTTGCCAGCTTGATCCAAGGGCATAGGAACAACAACGTCACAGAAACGCGGAGTCTTGCTGACCAGATTAAAGTATAGTTCCCGCACCATGTCCCGCGGACCTTTGATGTAAACTGATTGATAGCAATGATTAGGCATTGGTTGTCTCCACAATTTCAACATCAGTTTCAGTGTTCAACGTGAACTTGTTGAACATCTCGTCAAACACCTCGTCAGGCACCTCGTGGTGGATGTATTCCATCACCTCGTCATCGGTCAGATGGTCTGGAACCTCGTACTCAGGATACCAAGTCTCTGTGCGGGTCACTTGGAAACGTACCAACATCACGCGGTCTCCTTCCAGATAGCCAACGCATCAGAAAAAGGCATGTCGTTCAAGATGGTAGCCTTGTGAGCACGGGAAGGACGATCCTTGTGAGCAAACACACCCACGCCATCCGCAAACTGGAACAAAAATTCCTTCTTCAACTTCTTCTTTAACTCACGCGCACTGAGCCAATCGTTGACCTGATCGCAGCACCAAAATTCTAGCGTCTGTTCCATGCCGTCAGGAAATATATCACATGCGTTAGTCTTAGGAAGAGAGGCAAAGTATTCGTGGACCTCTGCCATCTTGGCACGATAACCAAAAGCATAAGGCTGAACACCAGAAGCCTCCGACTCCTTCTTGAACGTGGGGTGGCGATAGTCACGGTCACAGCCGCCATGCCCATCGTTGCTGACGATAGCGACAGGCTTGCCGTCTACATACAATGAGGCCTGATAGCAGTGGGTTTCTTCGCTAGCCCACGCAGTGTGCTTGATGTTCTTTAGTTCTAGTTTCATGGTCCTTGATCCTTGGTTGAGTTAATTGAGTACTGCCTACAAGTTATTGCACCTCGGTCCACGGGTCAAGAAGTAATTCGCGTCAATGCGTCACTATAGACAGTATTCTCACAGGTTTTAGTTTTTTTTGAAAATGCAATCCAAATATGCTGACTCAATTGACGCATTGACTCAACCCCTTATTTTTATATCTGTACCAGCCCATAGTTGAGTCTTTTTGAGTCATTTGCGTCACTTTTCTCTGGAAAAAGTGTCTATATAGGGAAGTTGCAACGGTAAGCCCTTTGATATAACTTGTATCCAAAGAACAACGAGGGCCACATGACAACTGCCAAGAAGAAGATCGAAGAAGAATACGGGCGGACCCTGACCAACCGCCAAATGACTTTTGCCAGACACATAGTCGAAGGCATCTACTCCAATGCTGAGTGCGCTCGCAAGGCTGGGTTTTCTCCTAATGTCGCCGATAATCAAGCATCCAAACTGCTGAACGGTAGAGACTACCCTCATGTCCTTGAGTACATCCAAGACCTCAGAACAGAACGAGAGCGCCGCTATGGCGTCACCACGATAGGCCAGCTTCAGCGTCTGCATCAACTAAGTAGCGGAGCGGAGGACGCAGGACAGTTTTCTGCTGCCATCAACGCGGAGAAAATACGCGCAGCCTTGGGTGGTTTGACTGTCGATAGGCGGGAGCAAGTCAACACGATTGACGCGCTGTCTCGTGATGAAATTGTCGGTCGATTGGCTGATCTCCAGAAGAAATATCCACAGGCCTTCCAGATCGAAGGCAATTACAAGGACGTGACCAATGAGCAAGGGGCCAGAGGCGAACTTTTGGAACTCAATTCGGTCGAACTTGCCGAAGAATTGCCACGCGACAAGGATTGAAAACAAGCACGGCGGCGGTGTTCCTGACGTTCACGCTGTCTGGGATGGCTTGCCCTTCTGGCTTGAATTAAAGGTTAGTAAATCAAATGCGATAAAAGTCTCCCCCCATCAAATTGCGTGGCATGCTGCATATTGGGCGCGTGGGGGGGCAAGTTTCTTCTTGGTAAAGAGGTCCTTGACCCGTGAACTACTTTTATTTGGGGGTGATTCGGGGTCCACGGTCCTAGATTCGGGGTGCCTTGCGCCCTGCGTCCTGTCCTGCGCCTCTATTCCTGCGTTTTTTGGTGCCTTGCGCCCTGTTTTGGTGGATCGATTGTCTTGCGCCCTGCGCCCTGCGCCTTGATTCTATGGCCTTGCGCCCTGCGGCCTTGTTTTCTGGGGGAGTTTCCCCCGATGACAGCAAAAGGTTAACAAACTGGGGTTGTTTGTTAACCTTAACAGCAAAAGGACCGCGAGCCGTGGCCCGCGGTCCTATGTTATGCCATCAAAATCTTCTTTATGGCCTTAACTGAGCGGCCCGACATGCGGGCCAACTCTGCTAGCGTGATGTTTAAATCTCTATCAAATATATCTATGATTTCCTGGTCGGTCATTTTAGTGCTCCACGATTGCGATTGATTTTCCTTTGCTCGATCCCTTGCAAAGTTTGCAGGCTGTGCATTGTACGCGACGGCCTGCTTCCTTTGATGCAGGACAAAGCGCCTCATTTGCCTTGTCTAATTCTCCAAGATCCGCGATTACGCGAAAGGTGCGACGTCCAGCTTTCCAATGCGCTATTGCTTGGGCGCGATTGTCTGCGCTTTGCATGGCAATATCTGGCCGCCAGCCGGATTGATGTGAATATGCTGTAAACGTGGTGGCCTCTGCTAGCAGATCTGTCCACACATGCGCGGGAACCGCTGCGGGATCCCCGTATGTACCGATGCGAACGAAGCGCCCGCGCCCTATGGTGTTGCGATCTGCTACATTGTCCGCGGTTGGGTAAACGCCACGCAGGAATGATTTGTAAACAATCAAAACGCCTTGGCCTAAGTTAACATAACAGCGCCGCGCCTTGGCTTGCTTGCGCTTGGGGTCCGTTGTTACTTCCCCGCGCATGGTGCAATCACCACATATTGAGAAGTCTTCGCCCGTCTTGCTTGCTTCGAGCGGGTTTATATCGCTGCGCAAGATATAAGTTTGCACAACAGCGCCCGTTTTGGTGTTTCGGTTTGAGAACGTCGCAATAACAACGATTGATTTTCCATCCAATAGGCTTGGCCCGTTGTAGATGATTCCGGCTTTCATGATTTGATTCCTTTTTAATTGAGATAGAGTTTTATGTTAGCAGAATGTGGCCGGGATGCAAGTTTTATTTTACCTTGCGCCTTGGTTTCTTTTTACCTTGCGCCTTGCGCCCTGGCTTTTTTCTTTGCCTTGCGCCCTGCGCCCTGGCCTTTTTGTTTCTTTGCCCTGGCGGGCGGGCGCGGGATCCAGGCTCGAGCGCAGCGGGCAAAGAAAAGGGCCCCGAAGGGCCCTTGCTTTATGCGTAGTGCTTGAGGCTGTCTCGCAATTGTCGAACACTTTCAGACTTGGCGGTATTGAGAGACTTGAGTAGTTCTCTTGCCGAGTATGTATTCTCGCCTGCCTCAACGATCTTTTCCAGCGCGGTAACAATGGTCTGGACTTCCCCAATGCCGAGATCGATGCTGATCTCGATTTCAAGAGGGTTTGTGTATGATGATTTCATGGTACAGAACTTCCTTTAATTGAAGCGCCATTAGTAGCGCAGGTTTAGATTATCAAACTACCAACAAGCCGTCAACAACTATTCAATAA